CTATTATTTGTTAATTTTATATTGTTATTATTTGTCCTAACTTAGTTAAGAACAGGCTGTTAACTTAGTAAAGAACAAGCCGTTTACTTAGTTAAGAACTTATGTTTACTTTCTATACAACAAAATGAGGACATCTATTACAGATGCCCTCAAGTAGCGTGTATATTTTAGTTATTCAATAACTCCGCCGTCAATAACTGATAGGTCAAGTGAGTCTTTAGAAAACCGAATTTTACTTTCTTCGGGAACTTTCCAACTCCCGTCGTTATCTAGTTGCGCCAACTTAAGGGTCTTTACAACACCTGAATGTTGTGCTGTATAATCAAGAGCGTTGTCAATTACAAGGCCTGTGTAGAGATTGTTGTCGTCTTGTCCCCACAGCTCGTGATATACGATACCATCGTCTGCCGTTGCTGAAACTAGTTCTATATGAGCATATACACTACCAGAAGTGTAGGTGGTTCCAAGCCCAATAGAACTTACAGGGTCTTCAATACTGAAGTAGTATCCAAACAGATTAAATTCCAGAGGTGCATCATCTGTTAGTACATCTACATCTGATATGACGAAACCTTCTAAATCAATTATTCTGTTTGTAATACCAACAAGCGCCTGTTCTGACATCAGCTTAGCAAGAGGTTTACTCCCACCACGTCTTGTTGATGGAAATACATTTATTTTACTTGAATTTATCGTTGCCATTTATTTCTCCTTAGCCCTCATCGGGGTTTGTCATTCTCATTGCCCATTCAATTATAGCATTTACACCAGGGACAATTCTTGACAACTGTTCTGCTGGAATTTCTAGTCTTGCCAAATCTCTCTTTCCTGTTTTATCCTCTGTGTCAGTCACTAGATATAGCATGAACACATCTGTAGAATCAACAGGGACAGCGGCATATAGCATATCGCTTGAGATGACCGCTGTAAAGTTAGCAACAAATCTTCCTTGATTGTCCACCTTCCAGCTTGCCCCTGTTAACGGAAGTCTGTTTATTGTTAGATAAGACAGGAAATCATCAGTAGTGCCCGGGACTAGCTTTCTGACGTCAATGTATTTCGGAATGTCACAATCTCCTCGATAGTTTCCGCTCATTATTCGTGCAAAAGATTCGAACAATGCAGGCAGTCCTTCATTGTGAGACTGAAAGGAGAATACTCGGTCCTTTATTTTTAACTTTACATTGACGTTTCCATTGTACCAAGTTTCAGTTAAATTTTTCACTTCGTTCTCCGATCTGGATCTTTTAATCCGTAGGCTTGTAGTATATATCTTGCAAAGTTACACTCTTCCCACACACCGTTTAACTGTAAGTAGTATTTTCCCTCACAGTATACCAGAGGAATCTGTGACAGGCCTAGTTGTGCTTTTTGTTCAACTATTTTTTTACGAGAAGCCCTTCTTGAACGAGGAATTGACGGGACAGCTCCTCTAAAATCAATTCTTCTAAATTCTAAGTTCCCATTCTCGGCATCTACTCCGGTTACAATAACAGGCTCGCCTCTACCGTTATTATCGTTTACTATTGCTACGGTATACAACTTTTCTGTAAGAGTATTTATGTAATTTTCTGCGTCCTCCGGTTTGGTGTAGTATCCAACAAATCTTGGGCTGTTGTAACTTGTTGTAGAAATGACGGGGGCAGTGTTCGCTGCACCTACACGGTATTTAGTTTCCGCATTTGACATTCCTTGAGGAGTTCCTCTTACTTCAGCGTTTAAGTTATCTGAAACAAAGATTAACTCTGCGGAATCTACATTATACAATACAATATCGGGAAGTTCGACATTCTTATCAAATTCTATGTAGTAATTTATACCGGCGGGTAAAATATAACGAAAAATTTCTTCTAGTACTGTAATGTCGGGTTTTGTTGAAAATGAGTGTATTTTTACTACCAAGCTGTTGTTTTCTGGAAACTTTCCATTTGCTAGAACACAAGGCATTGCTTCAGAAAAAGGTTTGCTGTATGGGGTTTTTAAGTAGTAAACTTCTAAATCAGAGGAAACGGAATACATTCTTAAGAATAAATATAATGTTTCCTTTATTGCCTTCAACGACCCTTTATTCTTTACTAGGATAGGAAAACATTCTAGGACTTTACGAAGTTTTTCGTCGTCTATTTTCTTTTCAGTAAAGAAGCCTAATTTAGTTTGTAGTAGTTGTAATACACTAGTTCTACACTGTTGTGTATCTATTAACTCTACAATTGAATCCGTATCGAATTTCATTCCGTTAAATACACAATCATATAAACGGGACAACAGCTGAAAGTCCCTTGACTCCTCAGTGTAGATCTGAGGAGTCATTTCTTGTACATTTATCATACTCATTATCTCTTACCTGCTATGTAGATTGAAGTTTTGTCGGAAGAGTCGAACTGACAGATTGTAAACTTGTTATAGATGTGATTCGTATTTAGGAAGGAAGCAGCTTCAAGAGGATTTGCAATCAACTCATCGTCATCTACTTGATATGTGTAGTTGAATATGTTGTCTACATCGAATCTAGGAATCAATGTTAACATACGTTCAAAATACTCTTCGCTAATACTGTCAGGATGTGTATACAAGAACGGGTTTTGTAGCGTTATTGTAACTTCTTCTGTTGACATTGTTCTGGTAACGGTTAACTGATGATTGCTAGTAATAGTATCATCTGTAACTTCAAATGTTAAGTAATATGTACGTTGTCCCTTCAAATCAGTTTGTGTTGAGTTAAGAGAAGTCAGATTTTCTCCGTCAAACTGTATTGTCAACGAATCATTGTCAGGGAACTTATTTGTATTACTAAACGGAATTAAGTATCTTCCCTTAGGAAGAATGAACTGAATTGTAGCTGTTTTTCCGGAAGCTCCCGCAACCAATTTAATCTTAACATCGTCTTTTCCATATACAACAGTATCTGTAGACAGTTGCTTCTGGTAGACAAGAAGATTCATATAACGTCTATTTCCTTCACTGTCTACAATATAGGTAGGAAGTTTATCCGAACTACCATCAGAATCAATAGACATTGAAGAGATAAGGGCTGTTTGATAATAGTTATTCGACTCTTTATCTGCGCCTGTTATTACGTAAGAAGAAAAGTCAGCAGCATTTGCTGTTTGGAATTCAATGGTCTGATTTGACAGAAGTACTCGTTCTTCGTCAGGACCAACCTTAAGATTTAACAATGACTGCGCATTCCAAGAGACAACATTTCCGCTACTATTCTGAAGCTCCATCTGAGGTAGAAATACCCAGGCATTATCTTCTGGGCTCTGGTAACCGATTGTAAATCCTTGTAATGTCAACGAAGTTGGGTCAGTTGTATTCTCTGCGTAAGTATATGTAACAACTACTGTCGCGCCATTTGGAATAACACCCGTATCAACTGTGCAGGTTTGAGCTCCTTGATTAAAAGTGTAGTTGGTAACTGTTACAGCACCTTCTCCTGTTGTCGTATAAACAACTGACACAATTCCTGTAACACTTGTTTGAGTGAATGTTATTGTATTGCTTGTTCCATCAACCCATGAATTAACAGTTTTAGATGTTGTATGTGGGGTTACATTTGATCCTGACCTTACGCCGCCTCTATTGAATACTCTAGACCAAGATGCAAGATTGTCATTCACAAGCCTGAATTTTGTTCCTGCATTTAATGTGTATATCTTGTTCTCTGTTAGCTCTACATATCCATTTGTTGGAATTTCTTTCCAGTAGTTGGCAAGAGCAGATGCGCCGGAGTTTAAGATAACAGAAGAATCGAGAACTTTAACTCTCCACATATTTATTTCTGTGTTAGGCTCTACAACGTGTACTCTTGTTCCGGAACCCAGAATTGACATTTCACTTAGGTCAGCATTTGAATAGATAAAATATTCTCCGGCATCTAATAGCCTGTCGTGTGTCGTATCATTTCCGTGGTTTACGGGGAATTCATAATACTGTAAATCTTCAGTTGTCTCATTTAGTATCCAGTAACAATAACAACCATCGGAAGAGTTAATAGTAACTTCATTTATTTTCTTAATAACAACGGTTTTTGTGCCCGATAAGATATTTGCAGCAGAATTTAAGTTGAGACCAACTGCACTTGAAAGGTCTGCCAGGTATCCCATGTTGTCCGTACTAGTGTAATTATTCGGGCTTAAGTCTGTTTCTGACTGTAAGAAAGCTCCACCAACAGACGTATTACTAGAAGTTAATTCAAATGTAGGACAGACAATATGACCTTTGCCATAACTAGCAAATCTGTAATAAGCATCTTTATTATCGCTGTCTTTCCAATAGAGGAACAGATACTCATTCGGAAGTAGCTGATAGTTTGTGTTGGCGTTTATTACTTTACTAGAAGCATTTGGTGTGTAGAACTCAAACTTAACATAATTTGAATAACTTGTTGCATCTATCAGGTTTGGTGAGTAGAACTGAATGCTTTCATTATCTCTGAGTGTATACTCATTTGAAGTGTTACTCACAGCTATGTCAACGTTAGTTCTGACATATTTAACATCGTTTACTTCATATTTGTCCTGTGCTTCATTGTTTGGACGGTTGCTGTTGTAAGTCTGGTCAAAACGATGTGTGTATTTATTTCCTGAAATGATTAACGGAGTTTTTCCAGCAAGTATGGATTTAGCATATATCTCATCTTCAAACTGTGTCTTATAAGAGATACGTGCCGTAATCTTGTCACCAGTTACAATATTTGAACCTTCAGTCGACCAATAAGTAATGACGACAGGAACTCCAGTAGATGAGGGTGATGGTAAAGTAACAACTTTATTACTAAAGGTTGATCCTGACAACTCGACTCTACTACGAGTAACACTCTCTATACGATTTACTGCGTGAGCTACAGTGAACTGTGTTTGATTCGCTGTTGCAATAAATGTCTCTTCATACTTGAAGTAGATGCCATAATCTGTTAGATTAACATTTGTTGTATTTAGTTTCCAGTTTGGACTACTGTAAACAAACGTAATAGGCTCGTAGTTTGTTTCTCCTGCTTTCCGCATAAATACTTGAGGGTCAGCAATAGGAACAGATTCGTTCGTAAACTGATATGATATATCAACTTTATCTTCTGGAGTATTGATTGCTACTTCAACAAATGGGTAGCCCGTATCAACTAGCTTCTTATCGTAATACACAGCATATATAGTAAACTCTATGTTTGCCATGTTTACATCTTTTATTCTTGCATCAGAAGATTGAATAATTTCTTTTACTTTTTCTAGTGTTACTTCTGCACCAAAATCAAGTTCCTTTGAACTCAACTTATTATACAGGGCGGATTTTATTGTGCCCATCATATCAGAAGCTTCAACAGAACTTAATGGGTACTGTGTTGTAATACGACAATCAATCGGAAACTTATTCTTGAAAAAGCAGAAGTGAGACGACACGCTAGTGGGCGATTCAAGATTTTTGAAATCGTGTTGCAAAGACTTGACATCTTGCAAGTAATCTTTAACAGTGTCTTGTTGATTGTTACTTAACATATTAAATGTTAAACTGTGTGCAGCAGCTGTTGTAACTGCGGGCATATACTGTAAAAGATATAACTTTAATGAAAAGGCATCAAAGTTTGGTGTTGAAGAAACTTCGTCAAATGTTCCTTTAACAAGATTATATACTTTACCCGAGTCGAGGTCATAACAATAAGATGTTCCTATCTGCTCCGCTGTATACGCATTGTAGTATATTGTCCCTACTTTTCCTGCATAAAATGTTGTTCCTGACAAATACCCAGGAATAGCATCTTTTTCAATAACATGTACAGATGATAGAATACTATCTTTAAGTGTAACTATGTTGTAAGTATTCTGTAAATCGTTTGTTCTATCGCAAACAAAGCCGTTAGAAACAAGTTCAGAATTGAGTAAATAATTCAGATAATCCCTTAATGTTACAAGGGTGTCAAATGTCCCTATAGTTCTCTTGTAATGTTTGTATCCGTCTTCAATGGTTTCAGGGTCTTTCCCGTCAACTGCACTGTAGATATTCATTACTTTTACTCTGTCTGCGTTGATTGTTACAGAGGTGTCTTCAACAGGGGCAAATGAGTAATAGAAATCAGTAAGTACATTTGCTGCAACATTTCCCGCAAGACCATCTGTCCTGAGGTATGTTATGTTGATACCGTTTTTAAATAGCAGCTCAGCATCCTCGGGGAATTCCAGGTAGCAATATGCACCATCTGACGTTGTTCCAAAACGATAAATAGTCTGTCCCGGTTCTTCTACTAACAGATTATCCTTCTTTACCCACTCATTGTAATTCGTGTTGTCAGAATTTGTTATGAATATTCCGTTCTCTGCTATCATGTTGGTATCAAAATACAACCTATTTTTCGTATCTAGATGAGAAACATTGATGTTTGTTTCGCCATTTATTGAGTAAGTTGTAGCAACACCTTCCATAACAACTGCAGAAGAAATTGTTCCGTCAGTTAAAAGATGAACATCGCTAACGCTCCGGTCGATTTCTTGAGTGCCAGACGTTCCGATAATGGAATAAATGATTTCACGTTCACTGTCTGTCACCATAGTAAACTTAGGAATTGTATAAGACGGTACCTCTGTTGTATCTCCTATATACTTCATAGATATAATGGTAGAAGCAGAACGGTACCATTTCATGAAATAGCCCAACTGTGCAAATAGTTGTCTGGCATTGGACAACTGTGAAACAGTTTCTGGGAAACATTCAAGAATGTTGTTGTCGATGTTGTAGTTTATCTTGTCTGCTATTAAAGCATTCAGTTTAAGCAGAATAACCCCGGGGTCAGATTCATTTGACACCGAGGGGTCCCACTTATATGTTAATTTCTTAACTAGGTCTAATAACTCTACGTATACACTTTCAAAATCTTTGTTTGTGTAACTAAGAGGTCCTAATGGATTTTGTATACTCATCTACATTCTCCAATTCTACTGCTTAGATTTCTTCTGTGTCTGTCAGTTGTATTCTATATAAATCTAAAGTATAATCAGTTGCACTAACAGCTTTTATTTCAGCATACAACTTATCATCTTCAGCAATAATCGAAATGTCTTTTCTTTCAACAAGCATCTGCGGCATATAGGTCTTAATTGCCGTGTATATTTCGTCAATAACTAAGTCTCTTAATACAAAATCATTCTGCGAATAGATTGTTTGCATAAGTCTTGTTCCGTATCCAGGGTCTCCGAATAAAGAAGTAGCTTCTGTCGCAAGTAGGAGCTTGAGATTTGTTAGTGTAGCTTGTTTGTCTTTGTATAAGTTAACGCTTTCACTAGAAAACATATTAGGAAAAGCTAAAGAATATAATGCCATAAATACACTCCTAATATACTATTGTTGTTTATTGATACAATGTTTTGCTATCCACATCGTTTCCAGGTTCCGTCTACATTCAACCAGATAGTAACTCTCTTCCAAGTTCCATTAACATTAAGCCAAGGCTGTACGCGTTTCCAGGTTCCTCCAACATTCAGCCATGTTCCTCCAAGCAGTGTATAATCACATGTAACCGTAACATATGTTATTTCATTAACACCATAATACACATTCCCATTAGTGTTTAATTCAACACGCATATAATGGGCCTGTCCTGATATTAACCCCTCTGTGGGGGACCATTGTATGTAACCAGTCTGCCCAGAAGAAAAAGAAGTCTCATTGGACAAAGCATATGTACTTCTATCCCAGAACCTTAACGGGTTCGTATTGTAATTATTAGTATATTTGTTAGAAACTCCGCAAGTTATAGTAACACTGTTTATACGAGCATTGCTTGGAAGAACAAAATAGAAGTCGTAATAATATATGTACCCATTACCTAACACATCGTTCCAAGGATACCCCGAATGACCCACCGCCGGATGATTATTTCCAGGATAAGTAGCATTGGCAGCCGCCATTGTAACTACAACCTCGTCTGTAACTGGCAAATTAACTGTCGGCATAAATTCTTCTCCTTAAGAATATTGGAAATAGAGTTTTCCGCTTCCTCCACCAGACGGCTCTGCAGTGCCAGAACTAGCTGCAAGATTCGCTATAAAAATTCCGCCGTCTTTTACATACAAGTAGTGTACACTAACGTTATTGCTAAACACTGTTGTAGGAACATAAAAGTCCCCAAAATTATTCATGGTGAAGCGTTTTGACACATTATTGTTATTATTTAAGTCCGTGTCAGATGCAAAACTAAAAGTATAGTCATCCGCAAAAGTTCCAACATCCCATGTTCCTGTAGATGATTTGCAAGAGGTGATTGGCCAGAACGCCTCTTTAGCTATATCGAAGTCAGGACTTCTTACTAAGGCCACGTTACGTGCATGTATCCAGCTTGAATTTCCGCCCTTTTTTCTAACAACCCCGTTTTCGTATTCTGATTCTACTTGTAGCCGTTGTGCGTATACCCAAGATCCCGCTCTAACATCTCCTCTTGCAAACACGGCACCATTACGACAATCTATACCGGCAGCAACACCTGACCCACCGTATCCGTCAACAAATCCAATGCCAAACCAGGATTTAATGGCAATATTACAAACACCATTAGCACCCATTGTCAGACCGTCACCGTTTCCTTTGTATATACCATTGCCAGATCCCAAAGCACCTCCTGAATCCAGAAGAAGAGCACCGTCAGCATTATACTGTGCAAACCCTAAGTTTGTAGGTGAGTTCACACCTACTCTTCCGAAGACAGTTAACTCGTTGTTAGTTGACGAAAGTCCGAAGAATGCAGCTCCAAGACCATTGGACTTTAAATTAAGAGTTGCAGCAACACTTGTATTTGTTAAAGTACGTGTTTGCGTAGAAGACTGCCCAATAGAGTCTATAGCAACTACTTCAATAAGATAAGAAGAAGTTGTGGCAATATTTCCGCCGCCTTGAGCAGCTGACTTGACATTATTGTTTATGTTAGTATATGAACTATAAGACCCTCCGAAAACTTGCCAACGAGTTTTAATCGTGAGACTATTGTTACCGTCGTATGATGTGTATGCTACAGAAGGTGTTACTGCATAATATGTTCCTGCAGAAGACTCAGCCCCAGTTGAGTCACAACGTATAATAGCCAGGCTACTAAATGATGGAGGGGTATATGACTTGGCAACAACCGTTTTTGTATATGTTGTGCTTAGACCTCTTGAGTCATAAACGGTTACAGTTACAATATTATTGCCTGCAATAGCTTTTCCACAATTAAAGGTGTCAGAAGTTTTTGTTATTACGCTGTAAGAGTTACAATTTATATTGACTTGTTTTAACGTAGCTCCATAATTGAATGTTATAAGGTCGGTGTTAACTGCAACTTGTATGTCGCTATAGCCTGCTACACAGTTTGAAGCAACAGCTGTATAGGAAGCAGAAGCCCAACCGTTCGTACACGTTGGAAGTCTATTTGAAGTAGGAATACTAAGGCTGAATTCTGCGGAAGTTGTTCCTACTTGTGTTCCGCTGCTGTTATAAGATTCTACATAGATTTTTAATGTCCCAGAAATTGAATTTGGTATTGCTTTAGCGAATACATTGGAACTGATAGTACACTGGGCATTGTTTGACGGAGTTCTTTGTACAACTTGATGCTGCGCTTCGTGGTTAACAAACGAGTACGTAACTGTATACGTATACCCAGAAGTATATGGCGACCAACTGATTTGAAACGGTTGGTCCATATACAGTGTTGTAGAAACACTAACAGATGTTGCAGGAGTTTCCGGCTTTATTTCACTCAGCGAACAAGAGATGTTTGTTGACCCTCGCATAAATGGGGCTAAAGGATCGCCGCTGTCCGTTGTTAAAAACAGGTAGTAGTCGTGCGTAGAAGTTATGTCAACGTCTACACTTACTACAATTTCTGATGTTCCGGAATCACCATCGATATACGTATAAGAAGACCCACTCCAAGTAGGATTTGTAGGAGCGGTGTTATTTGAAAAAGAATCTTGCGGGTCGTAAGAATATATAACCGCATACACATTTGTGAAATCACGTGCACGTCCTGAAATATTTTGGATCGTGAATGTAAGTTTCTTTACAATATATCCCGCAGTTACTGAAACGGGCATCCGATATAGAACACCCTGGTCAACATAGTTTGGTTGTAAATAACCCATAACTACCGGGTTTACAACCAGGTTGTTGTACCAGTTATACCCTTGTCTAGCTTTATAATATGATAATGAAACAGTACTCATATTTTATTCCTCTTTTGTAGTTTAGATATGTTTTATTATCAATCCATTTGACGAATCAAATGTTATAACCCACTGTTCGTCTAGAGATAATTTGTTATTCACAGTAGCATTGTTTATATACAATTCTTGGTTAGAAATATAGGCTACCTCCGTGCTGCCCTCCATAAAACTGTTCTTTGTAGGAGACATCTGCTGTTTGAAGTTGCCTTTACCAAGTGTCATTGTGCTGTGTTCAACATCAAACTGCATGAATGAATCTATATTTTCTTTGTAGGGCGTGAAGGTTACTGTGTCTAGCTTTGCAGCTAACACACCGTCTATGGCAGTTAATGTTTGCTGGACATGTTGTATATTTTCTGCATTCTGGTGTGTACCGTCTAGCGCGTCATTTGCAGTATTCTGTGCATTGTCAGCAGATGATTGAGCATTGTCAGCAGCATCTTTTGCTTCTTGTGCCTGTAACCAACTTACTACACCCGCATCAAATGCAGCAGATCTCTCAACAGTTCCTGCAGTACAGCTGTTATCAGAGAAAATAATCATCTGGAAAGTATAGCACAATTTACTAACTGTATTGATGTTTACTACAGGAGCAGAGTCTTGCCACGTAAACGATACTGTTACTTCTTCAGTATCACCAACTTTGTGTTTGTATTCACCTGTAGGAACAACAGAAGAGTCATTTTCGTCATATACAACTGATGGAGCGGAGACTGACGTTACGTTATCAACAGTTAACATGTACCAACTCTTTAATGAGCTAGCATCGTTCAAGTCTTTTATTGTAACTTCGGACAGTGCTAATGTTTTTGAAGATGACACAACTTTACAAATTATTACAACCTGACCTCTAACATCAGTCCTGGTTACTGTAACTTTATCAGAGGTTGACGTCAGATATTGAATCAAGATGATGCTTTCATCCGCAGGAGCCGTGTTGAATTTAATTGTATCTTTATCAACAACTGTAAATTCTGTAGTAGTAGTTCCGTTTATTGTAATTTCTACTTTAGGACTTGTCGTTGCATTTAAAATGTCAAGACCTAGATCAAATGTTGTTGATGTTCCATTTCCAGTAAACCGTTCTTTAGCAAACCAGTTTAACTGTCCCATTGTTGTAGCCCCGTCTTTTACAACACCCGTAGAACTTACCGTTAGCTGTTTAACTCCGAGGTAAACATCGGCGCTCAATGTTGTAGACGTGGCTTTAGAATTAAATAACGTTCCGTTATCTGCCTGGATTTCTACAGACAGAACGCTGTCTCCATATACGCCGATGATTAGTGCATCTGCTACCGAACCGGATGCAGTACCGTCTGTATACGTTATTACAGAATAATTCCAGAGGTATCTATTGGTAGCATCCATTGACGGAAGGTCTGTAGACCAACCTGTTGTTGGTCGAGTTGTTGTAGTACTAAGCGCATAATACTCAACAATATCTTGAATACCTTTTCCCGTTTCTGTAAACATTGTTATAATATGAGGACTTGTTTTTATATATCCGGATATAGTGTAATGTGTAACCTCTGCATTCCACAAGTATTTATTACTTGCAGAAAGTTCAAGAGAACTCATATCCTGAGTCCAGCCAAGACCCGTCCACTCGGTTTCTACTTCAATGCCCGCTGTAGGAGATGTTGGAATGTTAGTATTGTTTGTTACAATATACCAATCTACCACAGGCTGGTCAATATAATCAGAGTTACCATCTTTAGCTAACACTGTCGGAGCGTACCAAGCATTCTTTTGAATGGTATAAGTTTCTCCATACCCGATAGCTGTTGCTTGTGTCACGTAACAAGGGTTACCGTCCGTAGTAGGAATTGTTAACGACCATCCGTCAGGCGATGCAGGTTGAATAGCCCCGGTACTGAATGTATAGGTTACTGCAGTTGAAGGAGTTGCAGGAGTACTTCCATAACGCTTGTATAAGAGAACTGTTTTGGAATTAAGACCACTGGTACTAAATAAGGTAGGAACTGACCATTCTGCCGGAGGAATAGTCGCTTGAGCTGTTATAGAGCTTGCAGTTGCCGCTGTGACGTATAAAGGCTCTGAGCCAGAAGGGATTTCTTCACTCCATCCTGTAGGTGCTGCAGTTAATTTCTTGTTATCAAAATCGTATGTAAGACTCTCTGTCCAATCAATTGCTGTAATCTCATCAATAGAACGTTTATATAGATATACGATTGCAGAGTTTGTACTTACACGGGAAACACCAAATGCACTATTTGTTTTACCGTCGGAGAATCTAGTGTACGTCCATGACCATAAGTAGGGGTTAACGTCTGTTGTTTTTGGAGGGCTAGGAAACCATATTCCGCTTTGTGTAATATCTGGGGGAGTTGTACCATTACTACTTATAGCATACTTGACATATGTTTCTTCAATTGTAACACCTGAACCCGAAGAACCTTGTGCCCCTTGTATACAGGTCATACTACGCATGATAGTTCCATCTTCATATGTGACAGTTGTTCTTTGCCACATAAACTTTCCAGGCCAATACTGCGGAGCTTGCTCTGACCAGTCACTAAAGCTGTCGTAGTGGTCTTGATAGTTGGACAGAGAGTATTGAATTGAAATTGCTTTTACATTATTTGAATACTTATCATTTAGCTTTTTCAGAGAGTCTGGAGTGACTTCACCTATCAGCGTATTTTCAGAAAGATTTGTATTTACATTTACTACAAGAGAGTCTGCTGTGATATCTGTAGACCCTTGAGGCATATGCTCACGATAAAGTAATCCAATTATGATTGGAAATGAAAGATCATCATTCTCAAAATCAACAATAACAACATCGCCCTCTTGATAGTTGGGACTACAACCGGGTAAGGTTTGGATTGTAGCTGTGTATAATTCATTTGTAGGGGTAGCTGTAGGATCGGACTTTACTTTATTGTATACTGGTATCCGAACCTTCATGGAATACTTGTCTAATTTCTTTTCAATGATTGCTTTCTGTAACATCTATGCTAGCCCTCTCTTCAAAATGTCCTTACTTTAATTGTGTTACTGTTAATAAAGAAGGTTCCTGTTCCTATTGAAACTTTTCCGTAGTAAGTATTTATCTGTTGACAGGCTGTGTCGGAACTTAACTGCCCCGCAAACCTTGTTAGATTTGAATCAAAATAATACGGAGTGAAAGCAGGGCAGTATACATAATCTATTATTTTATTCTTGTTTTGAAGTATTGTTGTAATACGTTGATTATTTATAACTTTTACGCTCAATTACATCACCTCTTAATTGGAAGTGGTAAAGGTTAAGGTATTGTCACCTGTAACTCTTGTCAGCGAAAGAATTGTTCTGTATCCACTTGCATCTACAATATCTTGTTGCTTTGTTATTACATACAATCCGCTAGATACGTGACGTTGGCCATAGAATAAAGAGTTTATTCTAACATAGCTCATTAACATAGCAGGACGTAATAGACCTTTAAGTGTTAACTTCGCTGTGACAGGGAATTGTGTCATCTGTGTCCACCAGGTTTTCTGTGCCTGTGTAGTTTTATGGTATCTGCTTGAAGTTGTTGAGTTGGGGGAGTATTCTGTTGTAACATTTCCTGCGTTGTCTATGTTGTACACATAATCTTCTGTAGGAATCTGTTGAGAATATTTGTATAGTAGACTCCACGAATCATCATTTTCTAGCTGAAAATTCATAACATAGTTACTTGGTGTGTCTCCTATATATCCAGAGTATCCAACATCTACTTCATATACATCAGAGCCACTTAACGATTCAGCAGAAGCATCTGCCGTAACTTTTACAACTCTAAAGTATGGTCCATTGTATTCGTTTGTTATATCATCAACAATGGTTAGGTGATATGTAGACTTTCCTAAAGACGTAGTCTGGTCACCAGAAGGGGACATTTCCGATACGAGGTAGTTTAGGTATGTTATCGGGCTCATTCCCTCTTTAGGTTCTAGATGTGTTTCTCTGTCATCACCAGCTATAAGTCTTCTAGCAAGCGTCTTATTTTTCATCCCAGTGAAGACTTGTCGTAAGCCATATTTTTCTGAGAACAAGATTTCAATTATCTTGTCACTAGGCTTACAAACAACTCCCGGGAAGTTATAAGAACGGGACGCTAGCTGTAAAGCATTACTAGTACAGAACAGAGTATATGTTATTCTGGAAGAAGAAAAATCAATGTTTGAAGTCAGTTTAGTTATGATAGCTTCTTCTTCTCTGAATATGAATGATGGAGAACTGTAATCACCATAGCTTATTTTTATTTTACCATAGCCAACACTACTGAATATCTTGTCCAGTAAATTTGGGTCTTGACCAGGTTCAATCTGATAGACCATATTGATTGTATACTGATTTACTGTGCCGTTTACTTTTACTATATTGATACTTTGCATATAGTTGGGATAATCAACCTTAACGGTATTTTCAGACTTTCTATATTTATATGTACCAAAGGTGAAGTTTCCTATTTGTAAAGTGATAAACGGACTTTCAACAAACGTACCTACACTTAGTAGTCCTGTAGAACGCTGTGTCGAAATGTTTGTAGGAGTTTCATTTATTGTAACTCTTCTCACAACTTCTGCTTCGTCTACAGGTCCCGCACTTCTTAACCTACGTTGTGCTTCAACATACTCTGCATAAGAAGAGTATTTTTTATTTAAATCAGTGTCATTATCAAATTGTTGTTTACTTACAATGTTGGAGATTGTTTTCTTCCAGTTGTCAATAGTTCCGCTTATTGCGTTGCCTAACTTATTAACACCCTCATTGAAAGCATTTTCAAGTGACGAACTTGTTGACTCAGAATTTTCTGGTCCTATAACTCCTGTAGCTGCATCTCTGTAACGAAGAACAACTTGCCAAGAACATTCTCTGTAGTAATTTCTAGTTGCTATTCCAGTTGGAGTACATTCGACCATTCTGCCATTGCCAATAAACATTGCAGTATGCCCATTAGCTCCTGCGCCAGATGTGCCCGTAGCATTCCAGACAAGAACGTCTCCGGCTCGCATTCCGGTTCCGTTATCAATGTTTACCATGGAACGAACATCAGTAAACCCATTCGCTACAAAACAACGTTTCATGTCGCCTGTATAAGAAGCTCCTGTTTGAACGCCTGCTTTGTTCCATGCAGAAATAATAAATGCAGAACAGTCATATGAGGTAGGTCCCCATCTGTTTGTCATGCTATACGTATAACCCTTGTTGCACTGAGCAACTGCCCACTGGATTGCTTTGTCTGTTGCAGTTGGCTGACTTGTTCCATATAATGAATTTGTTGAAGATATATATGGAGCAGTGTATCCGCTGTACTTATTGTAAAAAGCATAAGCATGAGCTCTTCGAGTGTCGTAATTATAAACAGCAGGACGTTCATATTGCTCAAGGACTAAGTCACAAGCAGCACGAACGTCCGTAGCTCTCTTTAATTGATTTCCCCAGGATGCATTACTAAAAGCATTGTCAGCGAAGGTTAACTGTGTGTCAAGATTTCCAACTGAAGTGCCACGTTGTTTTGCAAGCTCGTAGAGATCTCTCTTGTATGTCCACCAAGTCCATTGAGCAAGTCCATATCCTATAGAATCGTGAACAAATTTATCTTTAGAGTATGCTCCACTATCAACCTGTTTAGTATAGTCAGCATCAGACCAACCATATCCGTTTTGAACATTGTTTGCAATAAGTGCACTTTCTGCTTGGAAGTTGCCCATGATACCAGCAATGCCTTCGGAGCTGTACCCTTTAGACCGGAAGAATGACCATATCTGTTGTTCAACTGTTTGATTTGTTCTGTTTACAGCGTTAGCTCTTAGTCCGCCGCCCTCAATGTCTTGATATACTTGCATAGGCTAATCCTCACTGAAATTCAATACTCGACAGAATTGGAATATTTAATGTACTTCCTTCAACAGGCTTTTTAAATGGGTCCGATATGTTATTGAAATCACATATTGCCCAAAAGTATACAGGAGAGTTATAAAAAGCAAGAGATAGAGAGTCATATGTGTCATTCTTTTTTACAACATATGCTGTATATGGAGTTGTTTTGTCAAGGTGTCTTGTCGTTCCGTAGATATATTTTCCGTCTGACTTGTTATAGTAATAAGGAAATGAGCTATATCTAGAAACTCTTTTATAACTCTTATACGTTTTGTTAGTTAATTTATCCATAAACCGCTACCTCATCTCGGGTTAGAATAAGCAGAAAAGGGCTGTGCTGCTACGTACAGATTTCTTGCAAGAGATGTGTTTAGCCCTCTGGAGCTGCCCATTTGTGCAGCTATAAGGGCATCGTAGGGTTCTGTTTCAGTTACTCCAAATGCGACATCAACTAATGCATACTTACCATCGCTTAGAATTGGATAACGATAAGTAACACCTACAGAGCCTGTTATAACACCTTTTATAAACAAATCTTGACCCAGTCTTAAAGCAACCTGAGGAGGATTTACCATCTTCTTTGCTACTTCATATGTAGGAAGGGCGGCTGCTTGAATATACTTAATCAAAAGGTCTGTATAGTCGTCATTGCTGTTATTTTCAATCATCGCTGTGCTAATACCGTAGTTGATCTGCTTCATCATATCTCTGTGTAGATTGAATGATACCTGTAAGGTACGAGGACCTGAACTGGAATAAGAATAGATTGGGGCAGACCTTGCAAGGGGTGTAGACGAGTTGAAGTTAACGTTCTGGGTATCAGTTACTGAGTCAGCGTAAGCTGGCAGCAAAATACATACACCCATTGTTCCTTTGTTATTTGGCACATGATATAGATACAGATAGTTGTCTGGCATGACATATCTACTATATCGATTATTATATGTTACAGCCATTACATGTATCCTTTCATTATTGCATTTTCGACATCTTTATCAACATATCCGGTGATGTCAATTTTTCTTGTGTGTTTACTTAAAAGATAGTCTCTATAAACAGCTCTTCGTAGATTATTATCCCAAACACCTGTTTGTGTCATTCTATTTCGTTGAGCAATCTTTATGTCGAGAGAACATTCATCTCTTGGAGTAATCACATTGTTGAGCAAATATTCAATCAGTCTATTTGAAAACGGACGTTGCTCCTTGTTACTAAATTGTAACAAATCTAGTTCTGTCAGCATCATCTTGTCCAATTCAGGAGGAGAAATATCATTCTTTTCCTGCTTTACTTTATCGTCATACGAAACGTCTAACACAGGTTCGAAGTTGTAAATTTCATTACAAGAAAGGTTTGTGTAGTCTCCCTCAAGCACCATCAGGCTAGTCTCCACAGTAGACATAAACTGAATTAGAAGGTACAAGAATTTTTCATTACGTTGATGAACTTTTGCGTTCCTGTCTCCTTCATGATTCTTGACCTCTATAGTGAATGGACGTTTGAAAGAGCAAGACAACTCTTTGTGAACATTAACGTACTCATTACGAGAACAAAGGTCGCTGGTCAAGTCAAATGAAACTGAACCCGACCAAGCAGGGACAAGCTGATTATTTTCTTGATATATTGGTGCAATCATTACAGCAGAGCTAGAGTCAGCTGCGATTGTATATTTTCGGTTAAACTTTATCGGGACCATTGCCACTTTATATGACGAGTTATCACCTTGTACAACTCCTGTTGAGTCAATATAGTAATTAGAAATGTACTGTTTTCCCCAGCAGTTATAAAACGGCATTAAGTCTATGTTAAAACAATCTCGAATAGTTCGTAGATAATTCCCCAATTGACGATGTGTTTTTACATCATAGTACAGGTTGTCTGATTTGAAACGCTCTGTAAACTTTGGATAATAATCTCCAAAAGAGTAGTGCTGTAATACTTGAACTTCCGCATCTTCAGAGAATCGACCGCTCTTTGTACACTTAAATATGTTACATCTGTTTATGTAGATAAAGGGAGAAAGAATATAATCTCCCTCCCGTACTGTGTCACAAATCGGAAGAGGAGTATTACTGAGTAAGTTTTTTATCAGTTTACTCTCAATAGTGTTAGTATAGTACTCACTCATAATTATAATCTCCTAACTGTGTCAAGTATCTGCATCATGTAGGTTGCACTGTTGTCATTTGTTGGAATTGTGTTTTGAATCTGTTGTAAGAGGATCTTCATTCCTTCGGGGTCTAGTTGAAGTATTAAGTTACTGAGCTGGTCGAATGAAGATTTTTCTAGTTCTGCCAACTTTACTCTAATCGGATTTGATTGTGTTTCAAATAGCTCTTTGTAAATGTCATTGGCACCTGTATTTATCTGCTCGCTCATTCCTGTAATTGCTGTTGTTGCATTTGCAAGGTTTGTAGCGTTGGTTACCAAGTTATTTATTGTACTACTTGCTCCTGTTGTATTGTAGTACGCACTTGAGCTAAGTCCCTCCACAACAGGTGCTTCATATCCGAATGTAGACCCGGTAATGACAACATCGTTATAACTCTGTTGTGCAGATCTGTAGCTACCGGTTAGTCCTCCAACACCTCCAGAGTATGTAACTCCTCTAATACCTTGTGTATAATCGGTTCCCCTCATTGTGAACGGGTCCCAGTCAAATCCCATGAGAGATTTATTCTGACCTGCCATCGTGTCAAACATATTACTGACAGCGGAACCGATAGCGGTAGAAATATTAAAAGGTAAAGAAACGATGTTCCACAAAGACCCTAGTATGCCCGATAAGCCTCCGCCGCTTGTTGTAGCAGCTACACTAATGTTTGATATATCCCCAAGGGTTTCAGACAAGCTAGAAAGCATTGGAAGAGCACTAATGACCTTTGTTATCATACCAACTGTACTGTTCTGTAATCCTACAGCACCTAACAACTGGTCTACAAACTGTGTAGCGTACCAGGTCATGTATTGGGCATCATTCTGTGCCATGTTCATTCCCCAGTTAAACATGAAGTTATCTGCCAGGGTCTGTACTCTTTCAGAGGCAGCAGTTCTTCCTACTACTGTTTGAAGTTGATTTTTCGTTTCATTTATCGACTGGTCATATGTAGTATTTGACCTATATATAGCAGAAATATCGTTGTTTGTAAGGTTACTAACAGCTCTTAAATCTGTTAATGTTATCCCTAAAACATCAGACCATTGTGAACGTAACACCTGATTGTCTGTTGTATTTTCTGCGATTGTCCCTAAGTAGTCAACCATCGAACGCATTAAATCATTAACATTTGAAGCATTCAATCCTTGCGTTAACAAATCAGAATATGATAGGCCAGCATTCGTCGCTGACATATTCATTAAAACTGATAGTGGTTGATTGCCATTTAAGGTATTTATATTACCTGATGCAAGCGCGTTGATGCCGGATGCAATCGAGGCAACAGCCTGGTCTGATAATCCTACACTATACAAAGATGCAAGCCATTTTTGCACCGCGTATGTAAATGATGTAGCATTATTCTTATCCATACTTGAGATGGAATCTGTTAAAGCAGCTAACACGCTATCATACATCGTGTTAAGATATGATGTATCTTCAAACTGGCTGTTTAAGAATTTTGTTAACTGAGCTTCTGAACCCAACTGTGACATTGTAAGGTCTGCTTGTTGAATCCGAATCATACGTTGCAAAGTATTATCAAGAACATCAAATGTTGTTACCATCTTGTCTGACAATGTAGCTAACATCGCTCTTTGCTCTATGTTGTAAGCAATACCATTTTCAGTTAACTTTGCAACATTTTGTAGTAATTCTTTTTGAGAAACAAATCGACTTGCACCAATTGTATTCTGAACATCGTCTGTTATTTGTTTAAAGAACCCTGTTTGAGCTTCTTCACTCTGCAACCGAGCATCAACTTTACCCATATACTGGTTCTGGAAGTTTGCTGCTTGAGTAAAGTTTTGCGACATTTTTTTGCTGATGCCCGACACAACATCAAGAATCTTGCCAAAGGTAGAAAGTCCTTCTGCGGAACTTGCAGATGAGAACCCGGACTCTGCTAATGCCGATGCATTTCTAGTATCGTTGTCCTTTTGTTCTTGAGCAATACGTTCTCTTGCGGCAGCTCTTTCTTCTTCAGTACTAGCAGTGTCTTCAATAATTGCTTGGTTTTCACGAAGGATACGCTGATGGAGCTTCTGATTTTCTTTCTGTTTCTCTACAAACTTGTTAGCTCTTTGTTGAGCATTAGCAAACCGTTCAGCTCTTGTTGCATTTTCCTCTGCGCCTTTTGCTATATGTTTGTCTATTCTTATCTGGCGTGACTTTGCATTTTCAAGTAGCAACTGTGTACTAAGAGACTCCTGGTCTAATAGTTTTAGTTTCTCATTTATTTCAACACGTTGGGTTTCATCTTGTGCCTGATCTCTTTGCAACTTTAGCATATACTCTTTTGTCTGTTGCTGTCTTTTCTGGTTTTCTAGGTACTTTATATTTTGTTTATTTATTGCAGCTTGTTGATTTAGCTCAAGGTTCGCTAATTGATAACGTTGACGAGCTCTAACAGCACGCTCTATTTCAAACTTCTGCGTATCTGTCAACGTTTTACCAATCTTTTCTTGTAACTTTGCCTGTTTTGCCAACGCCTCGTTAATCACTTGTTGTGTCTTAGCTTCTGAAGCAAAGTCAGCAGCTTTTCGTTGGTTAGCGGCTTCTGCTTGAGCCATCAAATCGTCTACACTAAAGGCCATCTATATATCACCTGCCGTGGCTAACGTTTATTCTTGCTTGCGGCTTCTCGTTTATGTTTCTCAATCAATTCTTGTTGCTGCTGTAAATCTTGAATAATCAGTTGTAACAGAATTTCTCTTTCTGTGGGTGTTATGTCTCGTGTGTCGTTATATGAAGTGTGTGTATTCTTTGAAATCAGATAACGTTCATTTACGATGTCTCTAAATCTTACTGGGGCATATAACTTATTCTCCTTTTCAGATATCCAGAGAGGGTCGAAAAAACTCTCTGTCAGCTCGTAAGCTGACGTTATAATCAAGACCGCATACATCGCACATACAATGGAGCGTGTTGTCTACACCAAATGAGCTGTTTGCTTTATCTGCGTATACAAGTATCGTATTGGTGTCTGCCATCGGAAGATTCTTCACCCATTCAGTAATCTTTACTGGGTTTACGGGAGTTCCATCAATGCTCTTTATAAGCTCTTGAATTGTAAACACCGTTGTGTAGTCAACTGTTTGTCCGCTCTTCTTCCGATACTCCTTTGCGTTATACTGAGCACTGTCTACCATACGAGGAGTCTGTAGATATATTTCAATCTTACTTTTCGTCATTGGAAGTTCAAACGAAAGGTACTTTGAAACCTCTTCTTGGTTGTATGCTTTCAATGGTAATTTTGTAAGGTCTATGGTATCTACATTACCACAGCCACAATAAGGGCAAGTTGTACTTAGCTTGTAGTTATTTCCATATGTAACTACACGAAGCATATACAACAAAAATCGGTAGTCCGCAAGACACATATCGCGACTTGAAATGTTACAAGGAGAAATAATACAGTCGTCGATAATCTCACAAATGTTCTTGTATGGCATATCAGAAGGGGAGAGTCGTTTCATCTCCTCTTGTGTTGTCATAGAACGAAGTGTGATGTCTGGGCCTACCAGTTCACTATATATTTTACCTTCACTAGGAAGAGTAAAAGTCTGATTGATGGTGTAATCTTTTTGATTCATTTGACCATTCTCCATATAAAATAATATTTAGTTAAATAAATTATCTTATATATCAGTAATGTCAAATGTTATCTTAACAGTTTATAACGTTATCTTGATATATAAAATAATAGGTAATCCATTAAGGAAATCATTTTCATGACTGTCCCTATTACTTTATACAATTTAATTAGATGTCCGCGTCCAACTTAGCGTGGTCATACTGAATTGTTGCAGAAACTTTACGAGCGGAGTTGCCATTGTCGCTGTCAAAGTCGTCTTCTGACAAACCACTAATCCAGCAACCATAAAGTGTCCAGCTTCTAACAACTTGATAATCAGGGCTATACTCAATAAGCGTACAATTCTTCTTGTAGTCCTGAACCAGGCCAACCTTTTCTGTAATTACATTGTAGGAAAGGTTCTGCCATGCCATCAAGTAATCTTTTGTTCCAGCTCCGATATAGTCGTTTACAATCAGGCTTCCTTCTCCGAATGTCGGGACTCCTGCGTACTTCAGGAGGTTATTACCTCTACGAACCTGAATTACTTCTTGAGTGAAGTGCGGAACAGAGGTTCTAGTAACTGACATACGAATAATCTCTTGACCCTTTTGCAGCTTCGTCATGTTACTGTCGTTACTGCTAGCAGGTTGAAGATTGTCAAAATCAGAGATTAAAAACTCGAAGTTATTAGAACGAGCAATTTCGTATAGGTTCGGATTGTCTGCAAGATTGTAAGTACCGATAGCAAAATTGGAGCTAACATCAACTGTACTGGGATTGTATTTGATACTCATATTATTCTATCCTCCTTATCCCGTTACGCCACAGTCACGTCATCGTCGGTCATGTAAACCGTGATATCAAAGCTCTCAACAGCGTAAATCGGATAAATGCGAATCGATGCGCTAATCTTCGTCGGACTGTCGGAAGTATTACGGATAATTCTATATCCAGAAATTCCACTACCAGAAACCATCTGGTCAAGCAGCGGAGTCAGATAAGACTTAAAGTTTGTCCACAGTGTAGCGGTATTCTGCTCGTACAGAAGATTGATGCAAGCAGTGTAAATCTGCTTCTTAACATCACACGTAAGGTTACGAAGATTCAGATAAGACATCGCCTGAAGGCCTAATGTACCGTTCTGTCTGAGAGTTCGGTTACCCCAGATGCAATATCCGTAAGGCTTAATACGAGTGATGGCGTTAACATAAATTCCGTTAAGAGATGTGCTAGTACCGAAATTCTGATAGCCATCTGCAATAGCATTTGTTAACACTTCATTTGTATGTAGTTCTTTAAGTCCCGGAACAAGTCCTCTGCTAACACCCGCCACGACATTCCAGTTATAGTTGGTTTGAAGTGATTGAGCAAGAGATGTCAGATAAGCAAAAGATCCGGGAAGACTTACTGCTGAATAGTTGTCGTTCGTGTAAACTGATTGCGGATAAATCGCCCAAGGGGTAAACATTGCTCCGAATGCGCCGTTAGTGAAGCTATTTGAGTAAGTATTATTCAGTGCGTAAACAACAGAGGTTGTTGCTGATGCACTTAGTGCTCTTCCGGGATTATCTGTATGGTCAATGAGAGCAACAGCGTCTCCACGAGTGGCACAGATACTCAACATATCAAGAACAATACTGTTAGTCTCGTACTCAAATACGGGGTATCCACCTGAGGTCAGATACTTGAAATCAAAGTCGCCTTTACTGATTAGGTTTGTTGTAGGAGCTGCGTACAGTGTTGACAGTTGAGCATAAAGTTCTTTTGCAGTTGCTGTGAACTTACCGTTTTCATTGATCTGCTCATCTGTGTTTATCTTACAATAGACAACCTGTAATCCCTGAGACAGAAGCTTAGCTGCATAAATCCAAGACGGATCAGGTTCATCTGCATCAAATAGATTACCTTCTGCGGGAACAGCGTTTGTTGCAAAACCTTTTGATTCGCCAAATACATCATAAGCAGACGCTGCATTAAACAACACCGGGAAAGAACCAAAGGCGGTGTAGAACTCTGAAAGCGTGCTGCAAGCAACAGGAGCATACTGTTCAACGGTTTTTACAGAAGACAATCCAGGGATAAAAACAATGTCTGTATTAGAAAGGGCTTCAACCGATTGTGTTAAGTCCTTTTCAGAAATATTTATTCTGAGAGCCATTTATTGTCTCCTTAATCTATATTGATTGTTTCTTTAATAAAAGTTTTCTCGTCTGGGTTTCTTACGTATAACATATTTTCATCTTCAATTGTGAGGTTATTTGCTACACGAAGATCCCACAGATAAGCGTCGTCTATATTTACTGTAACAGATAATCTAGTAAACTGTCCGTTGAATAAACGAATAGAAGTATTAGATGTATCCATCACGTCCGAGTTAATTCGTATGTTGGCGTTATGTTTGAAATTTATGTCCCTATACGGAATGATAATACTTAGGGTGGGGTAGTTGATAATATTAAATACAAGATTTCTCATGTACATATCAGCCTCTTTTTGATACCGAGTATATACATCAAATTGATACTGAATGTTTATTGGGACCTGAGCTAACATAGAAGCTGTCTTTTCTCCTTGAACAACTTTTATGCCGTTATACGTTGTAGGCTTCTTGTTTGTATTTAATATTGTATACCCCTTAGGTCTGGTTACTGTAAGTATTGGAAGTTTTATAGGGCTGTCCTTAGTCTCATCTGCAACAACTTGAAAAAGGTCTCGAATTTCGTCAACACCATATACGTGGAGGTTTGTTTTTTCTGTCCAATACTTTATCTTGCTTAATAAAGCATCATCATACAGATATACGCTCATTTACCCTCCTCGTTAAATGTTGGGTATTCAAACATTGAATCATTCTCCTGGTTCAAAAGATTGAAACTTGAATCGGAATAATCTTCAATTTCAGTCTTTACTAGTGTATCTTCATATTCCGGAGCTATTTCACAAGCTACAGAGGAAGGAAAAATCATAATGTTTGAAATCTTTATTACTCTAAACAATCTGCCTTCACTGTTATCAATTCCTCCCGGAACAACAAATAAAGCTCCTTGTTGTAAATCTGGCAAGTCATATCTAACATGAATAATAGAGCTTGTATCTTGTAATTCAGATACCCAACCTAATTTCTTCAATGTTTGTTGCGATGGGTGGTCTTCAAAGATGCAATATTCCAACATAGGCTTTTGGTAATTACTTTCTATTTCAGCATATGTTGTATAGTGTTTATCTTTAGCAGGAGCTCTATAGATAACACGTATTCCAAGAAGTTTTGCCATTTCTTTGAAATACATACGATGTAGTGTTGTATTAGAATTAACTAATAACCCATAGTTTTCATCATACGGGGTCATCTATAACACCTACCTTACTAAATTAAAATCTCTTTGTAAATAGTTAACGTCACTTAGAATTGGCGCCTGTTTTTCTTTTGGAGTCAGGAGACCGTTGACCTTCACCCGCAAGAATAAAATCATACACATATTTCAAAGCTGCGTAATGATTCTTCTTTGCTTTAAGAACCTGAAGGAACTGCTGTGCCTTTGCGCCACCTTTATCAGCAAGAATGTCCTGGCAAGCCTTTACCAGCTCTTCTTTAGAAGCTGCACCGTCAATGGCTCCCTTGTTATCTAGAAGAAGCTTATTGATGCTGTTTCCTTTTTCAGACAGGTTAACTTCTTGAGCTTCTGTAAGAGAATTAGTTTTTAAGGTCCCGTAAATTCTAGTTGATTTACCAGATTTGTTCTTTGTCATATAGTTGTAATTAAATCTTTCGGTAATGAATGATTTATTCTCGTTAAGTGTGCCCGTAAGGGTGAATGCTTTACGACCTCTGGTAATGTTCTTATTCTCACCAATGAAACGTAGCTTGTTATTCTTTGTAGCAGTTTTTGCTTCAAAGACAAACTTTGTGGGCTTCATCTTTCCAGAGTTGAACTTAATCAGACCTTCAACAACTAATGTATTTCCTTGTGAAGAAACGTCTGTTGTTTTATATGAGCTCACGTTTTCATAAACGGCTTTAAGATAAGCTTCGCCTAGCTCATCAAAAGAATCTGAATCAAAATCTTCAACATCGTAGTCAACTTCATCTTCAGGCCAAGGACTTTCCTCAGTTTCCTCAATCGTATCCGCTACTTCTGTTGGAACAGGAGCAAGAACTTCTGCTTCTTCTTCAGTATCCTTAACAGGCTCAGCTTCAATTGTAAGTTTTCCGTCATCATCAGCATCTAACGTAACCTTTTGGTCTTCAGTAGCGACTTCTACTTTTTCAAATTCTTCTTTAAGTCCTTCATCAACATTTTCTTCGGACTCTTTTTCTTCTTCAGAAGAATCTTCCTTCTCATCTTCTTTATCCTCTGTTCCTTCAAACGGGCTTACAATACCAATTACTTTAAAGCCCTCAGAAGTGTAACAGTAGGGGCATTCTTCACCAACATTGACAAGCTCTTCTACGTCGTCCTTAACAATATCCTCCAGCTTCTTGTATACCATGGAGTTACAAACAGGGCAGTGAAGAATTACTTTTCCAATATAAGTATCCTGTAATTCATCCTCAGTTTCTGCTTCTGGATCAATCACGTCTTGGGCGGGAGTACCAGGGTCTGCTAAAAGTTGCCCCATATTGTCAATGGAGTCAGTATTAGATAGCGAAAAGTCCTCTTCCGTAAGAAAGTCTAATTTCTTGAAAGCTTCGCTCAGATAATTCATTTATTAAATCTCCTCGTCTATTTATCCGAATAATTATCCGACGTCATCAATCAACCGCATTGTAGAAAAGTGCTGTGTTTGATGACAACGTTTGTCTTAACTCTTGTAGCTCCGAGGTTCCTTCAGCTAGAATATTTCTACCGTCTTGCATCCATATTGCATTTGACTGTGTATATCTACTGCGAACTCTTCCTGCTACAATCTTTGTTTTAGCTACAGCCATCCGTACCAAAACATCCGTCCAATAATCTGAAGTGATTTCAGACACATCTTGATAGATTGGTATATACTCTACAGTTATATTACTTGGAGCATTACTTGCAACATTTATATACAATTTTTGTGAGTCTCTGTCGTATATATACGCCAGATCCGTACTTGTCGTATTTCTCATCTGAAGAATCGTGTTATACGACATATAATTCAGCATATAATCTTGAAAGCCTCTCATGTTACCTGTTCCCGAGATTAACTGCCATTGTGCTGCTTGCATCGGATCTACGGCCTTTGTCAACGATGTACTAGCCTCTCCGTACCCTTCAGTACGATAAACTCTAAATACATTACTGACATAGATTTTTTTGTCGTTAGTTTGCTTTGGATCCGATAAGTCAATACAACGACTAAAAGGAATAGTTACAATCTTTGTACTAGTTATGTAGCGTTGTAATTCTCGTAGAGAGCTAGTTATGATGCTATCTACAGTAGTTGGGGTTAATTCTAATTCAAGTAGTTGACCTGTGAGCATCAATGTGACTTCGTCACGAACTTGATCCTGTGTCATTGATTATACTCACCTCACATCTTAACATATACGCTTATAGGGGCAAGGTATAACACTTGCCCCTTTGATATGTCTAGTTTAAGTATTGATGTCAGTTCCTTCTACTTGAATGTGAACCTTATCCGCGTTGTCTTTGTAGATGGATACATCAGGAGTTCCGGAAGTTGGCATCTGGCTATTCTGGAACATAATGTTCAAGCACTCAACTTCAACGCCGCTCACTAATTTCTTTCCCTCATATATAAACATATTTCAAATACCTCTTATAATTCTATTTTGTATTATCAGGGTTCTGCGGCAGCTGTCACAGTAAATGTAACATCAACAGAATCATTGTCATCTGAAACAGTGTAAATCCATGTGCCAGCCGTTGCACTGGCTGGTGCGGTTACAGTGATTTCATTACCACTGATGGTTTTACTTAACCCTACAGCCGTTGATCCTTCAGCTTTCTTAACACACTTTAGCTTCCCCGTCACATTACTTGCTGTAAGTTTAACAGGACTACCTCCGATTGTAATACTTGCTGTTGTAGGAGTAACTTCGAGAGCGCCGTTAGTGTCTATAGCCTTACTCCCGATTAAAATTTCAACTTTACCAGATTCCTTTGTGATAGTAATATCAGGATTCGATAAATCTAAATTTTCTTGTGCTCCTTGTTCTAAGATGAACTTTAAGGCGCCGTCTTTTTCATATATAAGCATTTAGGTTTCCCCTCTTTTCAGAAGAGCATCAATTTCATTGTTTGCTCTGTCAATTTTAGATTTTGAATTTTGATTTGCATCATCATAATACTTCTTTAGGGAATCAATTCGACGTTCGTATTCTGATTTTAGCTTATTTATTTTAGCATCTTGTTCTGCTTGTGAATTGTCTACGAACTGTTGCGCCCGTTTTCTTCTCTGCAAAATATCTTTCATGTTACGAACATCTTTTGTCATTTGCTGGTTATCAGCTATGCGTTCACGACGTTGATATTTCATACCATTCCAGTACTCGTCATTATTGACTTGGTGTTCTCTTTCATAATCAGGGGCAGGAGCAAAGTAGTCACCCTCAAACCGATTAGCGTTTTCACCGCGTTCTGGACGTTTTCTTGCGCGATCTGCATAATTTATTCTGTCAGAACGTCTATAAATATCTCCTGTTTTTGAATCTACTCTAGGTACTTCATCGTCTTTATTAAAGATATATACGTTATTAGTCGGAATGTCACGTCTTACTGATCCAATATTCTTTGTATACGTGTCTCTTCCCAAGTCGTATTTCTGTAATACTTCTTTCTCCTCAGGAGTTAGAGCTGCGTTACCTCTTACTTGTGTTTTTCTATAGATCTGTTTCAGAATGTCAGAATCGTGTTTGTCTTCAGCTGACATTTCTGCTTCATTTAGAGAGTTTAGTTTTTCTTCAATTGCACGTCTAAGAGATTCTTTTCTTAACAGCTTGTTAATTCTGCTAGTTGCATCAGCTACACCTTGCTGACCTCTTTCAGACTCTTTCTGTCTCTGCTCATCAGCATACGCCATCGCATCATCGAATCTCTTACGAGCATCAGCAACATTTCTTGCATAATTCAAATTGACATTATCAAGATCTTTCTGATTTTCTTTTCTAGATGCTAAGGCAGATTTCATATCTCTTACTGGCTGAGACATCTGTTTATTTACTGCAACACGATCCTTTTCAACATCTGTCAGGTCTGCATTACGTAGACTGCTTCCTGCAAGTGTAGCAGCTTTTTTGTACGCCAAATGATCTTGGTTAAATCTTCCAGTGTTATCATGCGTAAATGTGGTGTCTCCAAATGTGTCAACATCATCTACTCCAGCATACTTATCTACTTGACGGTATGGACGATCATAGGCAGAACCTTTTTCTTTACGCTTTCTAATAAAGTCAGCCACATTAGTTTTTGCTCTCTGCTGGGAAAGCTCCATTTCTAAGTTACGAACCTGTCTGTTTCTGCCAAATCCTCTCTCATAATCAACATCATTATCTTTAAGAGGAGTGATTTCTTTACTGCCATCCCATTTCGTAGTTCTTTGTGGGAGTGTTAGATTATATTTGTCTGCAATATCTAATTCTTGAGGCGTCCACTTAAGAGCTCGTCTCTTATCATAACTAGCATCACTAGCTTTTGAAAGTATCTGACGAAGCACTTCATTGTCTCTTTTGTCATAGTCAGACATAGTAGCTTCATTAAGTGTATTCAAGATAGAAGTTATCTGATTAACTACGCTTTCTTGAAGAACGTTGAATTGGCTTAATTCAAATCCTTCGTTTAGAAATTTTAAACTCATGAATAACTTTCTCCATTTAATTTAATACGGTAGGGATTACTTATAGTAGTATATACAATATATCTTATAGATCCGCTGTTACATACCACGCCATTATGTAATAACGTTCACCTTTTGTTAGCATTCCGTCATAACTCACTGTTACTTTTCCGTCATTATTCAGGTTTCCTAACGCAACAAATTTGAGTGTGTTAAGATGCCAGAACATTACTTTCACTTGACCTGTAACAGGTGTGGGACAACCCGTAATGACTTCGTCTACACCGCTTAAATTTTTTGATACTTCTATATATGCAAGTAAATGTACAAACATGCCCGCCTGTGTTGCATTGTTTTCTCCCCACGGGAAAGTACACGCCCCCGCGGCAGGCTGTAAGGGCACTTGTTTCCAAGGTGTAAATACTCTGTCATGAACAAATTGTGTTGTCGCAATTCTGGTCCCAGTATTCGTGCGGTCAGGCGTTGGGGCAGTAGGTTCCCCGGACAACTGTGCGTTTCCTTGATATCCTGTTGGTGTTATTGCGCCTACAAGCTGTCGAGAAGTGTTAAGTTCACTTCGATTCTGATAGAAATTCCATAACGCATCATATTCATAGAAGTCAACAGTGTTTTTCGACGGGGAAGACATATCAATTCCATGATAGTATACATCTGCATCACCTTCACCCCTAATCTTGTCTATGTGCGTAAAATTTGGGGATCCGCTAAGTACTATTGCCCCATTATCTGTAAGAGAAGCACATTTCGTAAAGGTAATCGTATCTCCATTTTGTGAGAATCGAATACGTTGATTTCCGCCTGCCCATACTTTCCGAATGGTGTCAAACACAGATATGTCACCAAACTGCCACGCATACACTCCTCCCCCACCTGTAAGCATCACTGTAACAGACCAACCGTCCGAAAGTGCTGCAAAAGCTGTTTGGGAAAGTGTGTTTGTTACACTTTGTGAACACCATACCAGTAATGTTTTACCATTGTTTGCTTCAATAAATATGTTATCGCTTTGACCCCAGCCTACAAACGTAGTATTTAATGCGGTGCCATTTAATTTTGCTTTAGTTACAACACCGTCAGCCATGTTATTCGTACCAACAGAACCCGCAGCAGACGAGATAGCCCCAACATCTGCCGCGCCAAGGCTTACTTCGCCGGTTTTCCCATTTACACTTGTGACAGGAGCAGACTGTAATGCAGTGTCTGCTTTTCCAAGGGACGCTTGAACTGCATCTGACAGATCAGTTTTCGGAATTCCAGCCGCGGGCTTTGAGTAAGTTCCAGTGTTTTTTGTAAACCCTTTTGCAGCAATATCTTCTTCAAGTGTGGCTTTATCCTGTTTTCCACTTATATCTTGGTGTTGAGTAAGAAAGCCAGAGTCATTATGTAACTCACTTGTCTTTGAAGGAATCGTGGGCTTATTACTTAAATCAGTATAACTTCCACTAAAATTTGATGTTCCTGCACCGATTGCAGCTCGAGCATCTGCAGCAGTAGTTGCCCCTGTTCCACCCGAGTCAAGAGGAAGTGGTGTTGTTTTAAAGGCTGCTCTAATAAATGTTTCAATCTTTGATTTTATTTCTGACCAATGTATTCTCCAGGTTTTTCTACTTTGATTCTCATACATAACAAGGGAGTCATCATCTTCGATTGAAGTTATTAAACCAGTGCTGGAAATAAGATTTTCTTTATTGTTAATATCCTGAGTAACAACTGGATCGTACTGTTCGTTTCTTGTTCCTAGATACTTCATTGTACGTTTCCTCCCATGAGTAATACTTTCGTCCCTATTAGATTGTCAAAAATATAGTCATAGTAACCCGTCTCAGAACGAAGCTCGTCAAAATGGATTGTCAATATATTGTTTGCAAAAACAAATACAGTTCCGTCTTGAGTAAAAGAACTGCCTTCGTCATATACAAATGAATCCAACCTGTAATGAAGTATTGATATAATAGACCTTTGCTTAATGTCCGAGTAGAAAAAATAAGGCCAGATGTACGCACAAAATCCGTATAGGGAAGGGGCAGAAGGTCCTCTTAATATAGGAGCTTTTTTTATAGCATTAGCGGGAAATAATGAGTTCGTTCCAGGAATAAGAATGAAACGTAGGGACGATTTCAAATTTTCATTGGTAATTGGAATGTTTATCCGCTGTGTAGGATAGGATGCATCGTCTTGTACTACTGAAATCTCATAATCGGAACACCCAAAGATCTTCAGAAGGGCAGATAATTCTTCTGTACCGCCACCCCCAGAAGAAAGTGAAGATATAGCGTCAACCATCCCAGTCGGGAAGGACATAGTAGCGGTTGTCCCTCCCGCTGTTCTTATTGCATCCGCAACAGTTGTTAATTTACTATCAAATTCTGTTGAATCTATTGCTTTATCTACTGCCATTAGTAGTTACCTCCTCCCGTGTATACTGGTAGCTGCTTCAACATTGCCTGTTGCACAGCTGCAGGTGTTTCTACAGGTCCGATTATTACAGCTCGTAAATAACCAGCAGGAATAGAAACATCACCTACTCGCGTAACAATATCAGAGCTATACACAGCTGTTAAAGCCACCGTAAACGTATCCGAAATAGTAACATCACACTGTATTTGCTCCCCATTAGATAGATAAACAGACACAACCAGATTTTTCGATTTAAATCCATGTTCTGTTGAAGGAATCTCCCAAGTAAAAGTCTGAGCTGAATGTGAAGTAGTTGCAGCGGGGCTTTCTGCAGAATATACAGTACAAGGAACCAACGTACCCGTAATTGTTTCCCCCTTTGCATTATGTGCTGTTGTTCCTACTAGTAAAGTTTCAGGAGTTACTGTGTCAGACGTTAAATCTAACACAGTGTCACTCCCTAGAACGACTTTGTTTATTAGTTTTACAGGTTCAGACAAGCGTCATCACGCTCCAATCTTAACTGTTTGACCTCCGGCTTCATTGTCAGTGTAAGTAACAGGGATTGCATTGACTGTGACAGACGACAGGTAGTTGTAGTCAGGGCTGTCGGGTGTAACCTCTTGAGCTTCAAATGTTGGGGTTACAGTTTTTGCTTGAGGCTTTGCGTCTTCTGTTCCTGACATTGTACCCGTTACACCAAGGATTGCAATACCGTCACGAATATTTTCAGGAATGATCTTTGCAGCTTCTGTCGGGTCAATCTGAGCCTTGCCAGATCCATCGTGGAAACCCATCGGAATTGTTACAGGCGTTGCCTTCTTTGTCATGTTAAGTGTCTTGGCGCCGTTGTTCGGCATTGTACCGGTAATTTTTGCACCGGCCTTGTAAGCTGTTTTACCTAAAAGAATCTCTGCCGCAGTAGCAGTAGCGTCTTTTGTGTCAGCGTCAAATGTACTAGTACCTACAATAGGTGCGCCCGACTTATCGTGAGCCTTTATACCTTTTGCAAGTTTTTCAGGTGTAATATCGTCTTGCGTAAGGTCAAACTTTACCTCTTCGCCAACAATAAGTTTATTGATATATGTATTCGGCATATTAGTCTACTCCTAATATAAGTGTTTTTCCCCCAGCGTCATTTCCGACTTCATACTGAGGAATCTTTAATACAGTTATGTCATCTTTAGGAACTGTTCCCTTTGTTGGCAATTCGATATTCTGATACAACTTAGGTGTTACTTCATATGGACCTTTGTAAGGTAACCCTGTGCCGGTTACTAATGCAGCTTGAAACTCAAAATCTACGGGGTTTATTGGTGTTGCTTCAAACGATATCTTCGGCGTACTTATCTCAAAAGAGACAACAGGTCTCATATAATCTCCTTAGATAACGATACGTCAACATCTATTTTTTGAGTAGGAGTTTTAAACACATCGCCATTCTCAAACTTTATTCGAGCCTGAGCCTCTACAATTCTAGGAAGCGAAAACGTCTCTTCCTGTGTTACAGGGAAGAAAAACGTACCGTCCGAAAACGAAACTTCATCCGGATACATCCGTGTTGTGTCGTGCAATGTAAATTCAATTTTATCAACTTTTGAAACATCTAGTGGTTCATCGTTGAATTTAATTGTCATTGCAATACTATATTGGTCTCCCTGAGAAATTCTACCGGACATCGCATCACCTCCTTAATGTTATATTACTTCATCGTAAAGCAACACAGTTATTTATTCTTGTCCCACTTCTTGTCATACCAAGAAGGAGCTTCATAATCAATTAGCCCTGATTTCAATAACGCGATTTCTGTGACGGTTTTTCCGCCGATACTGAATTGAACAAGAATTCCATCGTAGCCCTGTTCTCTAGCTATCTTATGATAAAATACTTGTAAATCATCCAGCCCTGTAGACATTCTATAGAAAGAGTCTTTGTATTTAATATATACAAAATTTCCGTCTTTAGTACGTTCGCGAGCAATTATTCTTGTTCCAAGAATGTCGTTCAGGTCATTCCCTAAATACACACTGGTCACATTTGGCTGTTTTCCAAGGTCTATAAGATTAACCTTATCCAAATCTATTACAGAGGTTAACAGGGCTCCTTCGTCATCTGTACCGTCTTGCCAGTACGAAGTAGCTTCATCCTTGGAAACAGTCCACCACTCGGCTCTTCCGTCTCCTTCTACATTCGGCTGTAGACCTTTAATAACCCCTCTGTAAACTGGAATTTTTTCTTCGCGTAGTAAAAATCTCATCCGGCGTTCTCCGAATCTGAAATTAGATTGTCAAAATCAATCTGTCGTTTCATTGGCTTGTTCTGCTTCTGGAATCTGTACTCGTTACCCTTCTGGAACTGCGTCTTAGTTCTTGCCCACTTGTTGGCAACATTAAGTAGATCTTTATCTGCGCTAACTGAGATATCCGGCTTTTGTTCTTCAGGTTCCTCTTCAGGAGGCTGTAGTTGTAGCTGAACATCACCAGTATACTCACGTTGATATATCGCAGGGTATATTACATCTGCATACATATTAGGGTAATGTTGTTCCATATATCTAATGTAATTAAAGATTACAGAAGCTACTTTAGTTAGCCAACTATTGTTTGACAACACCAGCAGTATATGTTTGCAACCCCTGCCCTTGGTGTCATTCGGGTTTGTAATATTAGAAGGCCTAGTTTCCTTGTCTCCTACAATAATGTCATGCACGCTCAGATAATAGCCAAATCTGTACTGAAAATCGGGACAGCTACATCTAACGTAAACATTCTCTCCGTTAAAGGAGCTTACAAGAGCTCTGATAACACACCTCAGGTTCAATACGTCGTTGTTTGCTGCTAGTTGTTTGTGTATCTGGTCAAGTACTTCTCCAAAACTGATTCGAACAATATAATCGTTAGTTTCTCCTCTTACTTTTACGTCTACGTCAAGAATGTTATTCTGGAAGAACTTATTCATATCAATAGAATTCATTTCTCTTACAGAATTAGCAACCCTGCTATGTAAACGTCTTTCATAACGATTCTTTCCACGAAACTGATTTTCAGGAGCATAATTATCTGCGTGTTTTGAGTTTGAAATCAGCTCTTGTCTCTTATCTTCTAAAAGTTTGTTCACAGAATAATTATACCTCCTTCTTTAATTATTTTCTAGCTACAATTAGTTTTCCTTTTACTTCAACATTATCTTGACCAAACACTTCGCCAATCTCTTCAGCGTAGTCCTCGAGCTTCATAAATGTTTGATACTTATCTCCGCCAGTAGGTCGTCCTTGACCTGTACCCGCACCCGCACCAGAACCAACATATACATCAAAATAAGCAGTTCCGCCGGGCTTCAAGATTGAGTAAATATTTGCTATGATTTCATTTACTCTAATGTCTTTTTCTTTTACAACATTCAGAACATTGGCGCAAGTTGCTGTGTCAGTGTGCCCGCCGACTTCGTCGAGTTTGTCAAGCGAAGCACTCTGCTCTTCAGCAGTTTGATTGTACTTATCAAACCCAATATAGTCTACGCCCTTTTCAGCTAAGAAATTAGCAATCTGCGCCTGAGTTGTTGCTTCACCACAACCATAATCAAAATTAACAGTGCCGGGCTTCCAGTTACGAACGTTCTTGAATAAAGCAGGGACTCTGCCCATTCCTTTATTTGCTACGCCGTTACCATGAGCAGTTGACTTGGAAGTGAACTCCTGTTCCTTGTCATAAGAAAATCTTCCTTCTTCCAACGCCTTTAGCTTGTCAAAAGCTTCACTAATAATATAGTTCATTTATGACCTAACACGTTAACAATCAAGAATTATAGAATAGTCTACGTAGCTGTGCCTTAACAAGGGCAGTAACAAGCTGGTCCGCAACTGAGAATTGGTCATTATAATCTTCTGCGTTATAATCTTCTTTGGCCCACTTTGCGTCATATTCACGCACCAATGTCTGAATGTCTTCAGGGTCAACATAAAGGCCGGGGCTATCAAGGAACTCCGAAACCTGGTCCTCATAAAAATCTTCAAGAATGCTATAGACCTTATTACGAGCTTGTCGATAATCCTTTTCTAGCTCCTCAGCTTCATTCAGTTTACGAAAAGATTCATTTATCAATGCTTTATTCATATTATTTACTCCTCAAATAGATTTATAAACTTTCCTGTGTATATGTATGATTCTAATGATAACTTAGAAGATATACATTTATTTAGGGCAGCTTTCAACTTTGAAAGGTAGCCTTTATCTCTTAACGTCTTGAAAATTTCATTTCCTTTACCATATTCGCCTTCAATAGCAATTGAATTTTTTCGCATAAGATAAAGTTTATCTAATACACTAGCAAGGTCTTCATAAACTCCCGTGCTAACTGCATAATCAATTTTTTCTTGCCAGGAGGCAACAGCTTCCGTAACATCGTTTTTAGGCACATCTGTAATCTTATGAGGTTCCTTTAACCAACGATTTTCGCAAACAGAATATATTCCGTTTGACACAACTGTTGACTTCAAATCTTCAACATACAGCTCAACAGGAATACCTTTTATGCTAATACTGTATTCTTTGTTAAATGCAGTTTTCTTCATGTTGAACAAAATCTTCAGAAAGTCTTCGGGAATGTCTTCCATCAAATCTGTGTTTACAATCAAGTGAATATCTAAATCAGAATGCTCTGTATAGTTATAAGAAGCATTACTTCCGACAATAACTATATCCGATATATGAACAGGAATTTCCAGATATTCTTCAAAATTTGAAACAATCTCAATTACTTTCTCTCTTACTGCCGGAATAAGCACATTATCTTTCCATAGTTTCGGATTTAATACATCGTGTACTTGAAATTCTTCTATCAAATTTCTCATCACATTTCTCCAAATAAATCTAGTTGTTCTTCACTTGGAATAGAATAATTCAAAGTAACTTGATTTGGTATAAAAAATAGATTTTTCTCGGGATCATAATCTAGCTTAGAAGAACCCATTGTATCTCTCCAAACATCAAGAGAGATTGATTGAATAATTCCGTTATTGATTAAATACTCTTTACATCTTTTATTTATTTCTCTAGTAATATCCGTGTGCAGCTTGTTGGGAATAACTGCCAGATTGTACTGACTATTATCCGTGTGTATTGAATTGATATGATGTAAAGAATAGTTGTCTACGTTAACATCAGGATATTTACGGCTGACAGGTTCCTTCCATAATTTACCTTGTCCGGCAGGCCCCTTTTCCGATAATTCTACTTCTTCTAGTAATTTAAATCTCATTCTTTGAATACTCACACCCACAATAATTCTGTTGATATAAATCATACTTCTCGCACAGTTGCAATGATCTGGGGAACAGATATCCGAAATCAAACGGCATATACATAACTCCTACAGACCTGCCAACAGCGGTTCCAATACTGTTTATAACAGCAGAATCTTTATAAGGACTAATTGTTAATGTAGTTGAAAAATATCCGAACCCGTTGTTTCTTGCATAAGTTGCTGCACCTTTCAATCTCTGACCAATACACACCTTGCATCTCTTCCCGCCCTCGGGTTCATTACTTAAAGAGGAACACGCGTTGTAATATTCTTCAGGATAAAAATCTACAACAACTACCGGTACATTATAAAGTTTACCGAGTCGGATAAGCTCATCGGATCTTTTATAGTACTCAGTTTCATCTGTAATACACGGATTATAATAATACAATGTTATATCAAAATACTTTGAGTATTCATCAATAACAGCAATACTACAGGGTGCGCAACAAGCATGAAGTAATAATTTATCCATCTGTTCAGTTCCTCCGATCAATTCTTTTTCCACATGTAACATGACTGACCACAATCATATATCTCTACAAAACTGTGTGCGATCATTAACTCATCGTTTGATGTTCCTTTACCATAATGTGTTCCAAATAGTTGGTCAAAACCCCTCTGTCTTAACAGGTTGTCTGTAATATGTTGACCAGTGTTTATGTTAAACCAGTGTCGTGTTGGAATACCACAATCGCGAAGGTCAAACCCTAAAGAATTATAAACGTCGCCGTTGAATTTACTGTTATCACAATAAGATATAATGGACAACGGAGAGTAGTTCTTTACAAAATAACTGAATAACTTTTCAGCTCCACCAACTACATATTTATGAGAGCAGTATCTTATCAGCTCGTATTCGTAATTCTTGTTATATCGTGGACTACCAAACGTCATAATTGAAACTAGTTCATCATTACAGTAAAGTCCCAAATCAATTGTGCTTTTAGCATAACCTTGTAGATGATATTTGTTCAGATAATTTATACAATCTTTCTTGTTGACTTGTTTTACAACACAGTTACGAGCATATACTTTTTCTCTAGGCAAAAGTAAAGAAACAACTTTGTCCCAATCATCCCAGTCCCAAACATGAATACATCTGTAGCCATTATCTTGAGCTACTTTACTCTTTTTATAGTGATAATCTTTCTGAAGTGTTGTTGACCCAGGAATAGGACAAAATGTCACGTTGTGACAAGGCCAGGGATTTATTTCTATAAGAATGTCGTTTACTTTAAAGTCGTATTTAAAATGTTTATTGTCATATCCGATGTAGAATTCTCTTGTATATTCAATTCCTGCAGTGTCCAACAATTCTGAAAACTTGGCGTTAGGCTTACTATCATTTGTATATCTTGCAAGAGCAAAAGAATTTACAACTCCATACTTGTCAAGGTTTGTAGCTGACCTTGCATGTTTAGCATGCTCAATCTTTTCTGGAACATTGAAATAATGTTTGTATCGTTCTTCAATTAGATGTTGTAATTCTTCATGAGATTTTTTACCCCATGCAGCTTTACAACCTTCCGAAACCTTTTCATAATGTTCTTCTTTTGTTATTCCTCTACTTTGTAGATTGGCGAGCATCGTCTCGTAAACTTGTTTGTCATAGTTTTCTTTACTTCCTGCATTCTTATACTTCGTTTCAAGAACTAACCTTGCAGACTGCTTGCGTGGCTTGCTTATGCCGTATTCTTTTATGACTTTATCTAATGTCCAAGATGTAATGTTGTACTTCTTCATCAGAAAGTCATAAGTACAGTTTTGATTCAAATATAAATCAGTGATTTCTTCACGTGGAATTCTTGACAATACATTCTTTTCAAACTTTTCTCTGTTAATTCTTTTAAGAGTTTCTGATGTTCCATTAGACATTCTACTGTTACTCCTGTGTGTAAACAAATAAAAAAAATATGGAGAAGGGAGCTAAAGTCCCCTCCCCATAATATATTATAAGGTAAGATTGAAGTATAAACAACTACTTTATACAATTATGCTCAAATTCTGTTTCTTTGATTGGGGTTTAAACTCAGGCCTTGATCTTACCCGCTACCAGGAGGCTAGCATTGAGAAGCTTCAGGTCGTACATCGTACTCCAGCCTTGTGTAGTTCCACCATCGGCGAACTGAAGCAGCTGAGTAGGAACAACGCTCATGTAAGGAGCATAAACAGCAGCAGAGCTCATCAGATCGCTACCGTTGACACCAACGATGAACTTACTAGCTTCAAGAGCAGGAGAAACGAACACCTTAAGAGAACCGAGAGTACCGGCGAAGTAAGGACCATTAACATCACTCACAGGAGCAGGAGTCCAATCACGAATGAATGCAAACACCGGGAGAAGGTCGCTGGCGCAAATCATGTAGTTAGGAACAAATTTCTTTGTACGGTCATACACTACGCGCTTAGCATCTTCAACAGTTTCCATGAATCCCTGATAGTGCTCTGTTTTGGAAACACCTACATTAGGAGTCTTGCTCCATTCAAGGATTGTGTCTGTCGGGGCATTGTCGATAAGAAGCTGAACAACTTCTGTGTCGATTTCATATTCGAGCTGACCAACAGCCTTCTCTGCAAGCTGGTCACCAAGGTCGAAGCCGTAGTCGGTCTTAGCCTGGAAAGCAGCAATCTGAGAGTAGTAAACAGCGATACGACGGGCCTTAGCAACAAGAGCGATATTCTTCATCTCTGCCTTGAGCATCGGAAGGTCGTTCTGAGGAACAACTACGTTGTCGTAGTAATAAGCTACACGGTCAGTGGCAACAAGAGTTGTGGTAATTGTCTTACCATCATCACCAACATTCACATAAGTGGGGTCGCCAGTTGCGTGAGTAACCTTAACGTCGTACTTAACGCCGTCCTTCTCAAACGCTCCCTTAACAACAGGAGTCCAAGAAAGAGCAAGAGAAGCACCGGCTGTCGGAGTTTCAACAACACGATCACCAGTGTAATCAGCATCTACATCACCAAGAGCGAACGGGCTGTTCAGAAGCTTACCAGCAGTGGTCTGACCCTTGGTCTTCGCAGCAGTATACTCAATGTAAGTAATAAACCCTGACATACTAGACATCTTTTACATTACGAATGTGTCGTTTCCACACATCCTCTCACCGTCACCGGGAGAATAGACTATATCATCATCCTATTCACTAAATATATGTTTAGGATGCCTCGCACTTCGGAACTACTTAGTTCCTACTCTACTCAGTTACTTTATGCTTGTATTTCAACAAACATATACCCTTTCGATAGTCGTTGAACCTTCTCCTTGTAAGGAGCTTGGCTGCTGGTTGTCTTAAACACGTATGTCAAATGTGTAAGGTTTTCCAGCAATTCACGAGGTTTTCTCTATTAGAAATATTATTTAAAAATTGTTAGTGTGGGATATATGACTCGGAAGTTTAAATTGTTCATTCTCAATGTTTTTAATTTCAATGGGTCAACTTCGGTCCACCACTTAATTATATTCCAGTATCTACTATTGCAGCCTTTTTCTTTAGCCTTGGCGGTAAGAAATTCTAGCTCTTTTATATCTTCTAATGATTCTGGATTATAGGGGCGACCATTATGTTCAATTGTTCCATTGTACTCTATGAACAAATCTTCTGACGGAATGTAAAAATCACAGCGGAAAGGATAACGTTCGTCTACGTACTGTTTTAATACGTTTTCAGATCCATATTCGTTGCACAAAGAACGGAATAACTCTTCTTCAGGTCTTGAGGTGTTAAACGTTCCATTTCTTTTCTTTGTTTCGTATTCACGTTGTTTTGCTAACTCCCAGTCTTTAACGAAACATTCATGCCCAAGTAATTTCTTACTACAGGATAAAACAGAAACGGAAGTGTCTTTAGTTAGACCTTTATTGTAAGGAACACGACCTTTCATCGCATCCGATTGTTTCCTTTTCTGTGTTTCTGAAGCTGGAACACCTTTATTGTGTGCTACCCTACCCTTAGTGGATTGAGAGATTTTCTTTCCTACATTTTCTAATATAGGAGAAGTTTCCTTTGTTAAACCTTTATTCCAAGGAACGTAACTCTCATTTGCAACTCGTGTAGCACGTGTAGCTTCTCCATTAGCGCGAACACGTTCGTCTGTTTCAGCAGTCAATCCTTTATTCCAAGTATTAACATTGAAGGTTCTTCCGAGAGTAAACCCTTCAGGAATAATATCTCCCGCGTCAACATCACGTTTTATTGTTTTTACACCGTCAGTATAAAACTTCTTTGCCATCTTGATCTCCATACCAATCAATATGTACTCAACCTTTTACAATAATCTTGACGTATGGTTCAAGAAACGGTAGCTACTCCGCTGTCTTATAAAAGGAATATAAAAATGTATCTAATAGATTTCAGTAACTATTACTAATTACTGCCCCTAGTAGTTAAGGGTGGACAATTACTAGCTCATTAGCAATTAAGTTAGGAAGAGCAACAGTTGTAAGGTTCAGGCAGAACTTCTTATAGAGTCCGAGATCTGAACGCTGTGTGCCAGAAGCAGCATCAAACGCTTCAGAGAGGAACTTGGAAGTATTGTCAAGCACCTTAGCAATAACTAACTTCTTGTGGTTATCCATCTTTTCGCCGTTGTGAGTTCTGCCGTAAACGGATTCAGAAACTGCAAGACGACCTTTGTATTGTTCTAAAAGATTCATTATATTTACCTCTTTATATGTTATTTAAGCCGTGCTAGAGACAGTAAGTCATCGTCTACTAAATCGTCTTGAACGAGAGGAATTATTTCCTTCTTAGGAGACGTAATCTTAGCACTTAACTTTTCCTGTAGTTGCATTGACTGAAATGGTAACTTACTTAAGTTAAGATTTACAGACTGTAGACTTTCGCATACAGAATCAATATCGTCAAATGTGTAACTATCAGGCAATCTATTTAGAATTTCATTCTTCGATACACCAAGTCTCACTGATTGTGATTCAACATAACGGTTAACCGCACCAGCGGCTATCTTCTTGTACTTTTCAACAAGATTGTTTGAGGCAGTTAACTTCTTAGTGTATTCTGTCTTCTTCTGAGCTAAGTCTTTTTGAACTGTCGAAAGTTTTTCAGTTAAAGAAGTGATTTCTTTACTGCTATTTTCATTAGCAATCTTCAGCTGTTCGGTTAGTTCCGCAACTTTACTTCTGCTTGAAGTGACTGATTCAGCTAACGCCCTAGAACGTTCAGTTAAACTATTCTTAGACTTAATAGCTTCATCTTTAGCGGAAGCTAACTGTTCGTTTAACTGACTAACTTGCTGCTCATAATTACTTAACTTTTCTTGTAGAGAAACAACTTTCTTCGCTTCCTCTGACAACTTCAGAATCGCTTGTTTGTACTTAACCATCTTTTCGTTACATGACGCTTCTTTAGTATAACTAACTGACAACTTCTCTTGTAACTCAAGTAGCTGTTGTTCCTTCTCTTTGTTTTCTTTCAAGGAGGCTTGAAGCTGTTCTAACAAATCTGCTTCGGTAGTATCGACTGCAACGCCTTCGTTAACAACTTCTTTATAATTAACAGAAGAAGGTTTTTCTACATTTTCTTCTTCTGGAGTATATTCAATCTTGAGACTATTTAATGTCTCCTGCATAATTTTTCTGTCAGACGCAGATGCTTTTTCTAGAGATTCTTGTAACGCCTTTTTCAACGGAATAGTGGAATTTCCAACGGACTCTGTAACGTATTCCATACGAGCAGCCTTTACTGCGGGTAGAAGAACAACGTCAAAGCAACTAAAATCATATGTGTCTTCGTCTACAGATTCATTTCCATCAATATCTGTTGACACATCTCCTGAACCTCTAGAGGAGATTCCCATCTTATATCCATAATCGCAAAGGGTCTTTAAAATGCGACCATTCGGAGTATCAAGAATGTCAAAAGAGCTAATTAGCTGCCCTTTATTATTCTTCTGGGGAGGATTGGGCATACAAATAGCAATCTTCTCCATGTCAATCTCTTGACGGTCAGCAGGGTGACCAAGTTCTCCGAAATATCCACCGTTTTCAAATGTTTCCTGAGCTATAGGACTGTTAAAAACATTCTCCCAAAGCTGCTCAGAATATTTTCTTCCATTACGAGTAGGATTTATAATGTCAGCAACTGGTCCGGACAGACGACCTAATATAGGGCTGCCTTTTTCGCTGACTAGAGCTGATCTGTCAAAGGTCAACTCTTCGTTTGACTTTCTATCCATCTATATTCCTTTCAACACATCATTTCTAATCTAACACGAACATTCTGTAGCTGCCCTATCTACAGCTGTTTTCACCGGAATCAATTTGTATTGACTGTATAAATTTAGCACTAAAGTTTTGATAAAATAAGTTTTTCTACAAATTACTTAAAAAACAATCTTATCGTCAATCTTAGGCGGGTCATTTTTAATCTCTTTTCTGGTAATAGCTGTATATGCAGGCTTTGCTGCTGCATTTACATAAGTTTCAGAAACGGGATAAAAATCTCTATAACCTCTTGCCCATGTCTGTTTGACAATTTCTCTTGCTAAATCAGTTCTGCCCTTTGCATACTGCAAAAGATGTTCTAGTCTCATCTTCCATTGAGTGACATTTATTGATTTATACAATTTTTGATCCACTAAATAATTGTTTACATATTCAGCAAGATCTGTATCAGAGATAAGTTCAAAAGTTAAATCAGTACACTGTTCTAAATTAGATTTCTTCTTTGGCTTTGTATCTATTTGTTTCGTTTCATTTTCTAAAAGATTAGATACTTTTCCTGAATTGCTAATAAACGGTGTAGCTGTTAAAACTATATTGTTATTTTTATTTGTTAATGGTATATTGTTATTATTTGTCTTTACTGAGTTAAGATCTTGTTCTTTACTTTCTTTACTACTTGTTGTTAACTCAGTTAAGCACTTATCACAAGTTTCTTTACTACTTGTTGAGTCTGGGTTATTATCAGCATCTTCATCGTCTTCAAGCAATATAGCGTAGAACTGTTCTTCATTGATGCGAAAGTATCTTTTAGCAGGCATTCCTGCTACTTTAACATCAAGTATTTTCAATTCTACAAGATGCTTGATAATTGAACGTTGTTGATAATCGGACAACGTTGTAGACTCCATTACATTTTCAACAGTGCTATAGAAATAGCCGTCATCTGTTAGGCTGTGCATTTTATTCCAGTAGTCATATTCTGAAATAATTTCGCCAAGAAAAATACTCTCGTGGAGTCCTATCTTCTTGGCGAGTGTTTTATTATACAGCCCGTAATTGTTACTGGCGAATTGTGTTAGCAATTTCTTTTCCCTGATTGAAAGCCCCATAATCTGTTCTCCTTAGTGTGCAATATTATCTCATGTTGTTACGGCGTTCGTCAACGTACTGCTTAAGCATCTCAAGTGTTTCTGGAGTATTCTTGAAAATGAAGTCACAGTAACGAGGATTTTGAACGTTTACTTTCTTTCCCTCACAACGTATTCCCGCATTGACCAATCTGTCAGCGAGTTTAAGACTATGAATGTATAGATATTCTGATTCAATATGATCCATTTGGATTACATACCTCCGTAATTTTATATTTTATATTATAGTTAATTCTTGGTGAGTATTCAACTTTGTTCTCTGTAGCACGTTTCAAGAACTTTTATGTCCGCCTTTATCATGGACAATAGCTTTATACAAGGAGTTAAGTCATATGTTTTTGTGTAGTAATACAAACACTGATATACTTCTTGTAGCCTTGAGAATCTATAAAACATCTGTTTATTCTGAAGTTGTTCAGAAAACAGTGTTGCCTGTAACGAGTAAGAATTCAAGGTGGATAAAACTTTGTTTATATTTTCAGGGTCGGGGTCTTTCATTAAGTTTATATACAATGTTGATTTCTTGTTGTTGTAACTCTTGCGTAGCTTTTCGTAGAACATTGCTAAATCAAGAGGTCTGTTGTCGTTTATGAATTTTAGTACCTCTACATTAGGTCCAGAAGATCTCAACAATGTTTTTACTTCATTCGAGCAATCAATACCCGATTCTTGAAGTTCATTCAGTAGTATTAAACAATCTGTTTTTGATATTGCCATACTTTGTCCTTTCCAATATTATTGGCTAATTTATAGGTTTGCTGTGTCTGTCATGTCAATTCCTAAATCTGCGGGAGACGGTAGAGGAGCAATAGTTTCTTCCTCTGCAGGAGCCGGAGGCATTTCGTCAGAATCGTCTTCAGTAGGAATGGGAATTTCTACATCACTTGCGCGCCCTTCGGATCGAGGCATTTTAACATTTACATCAATGTCCCTGTCATCGGGTTCATTACCACCTTCTTCTGCCATGGCTCCTTCTTCGTCCAATTTATCAATTTCTTCTTGAATAACATTTATTACTTCTGGATTATCAATAATCTCAGCGAGTAAGATCTTAAGAATACGAAGCTTCTGAGACGGGTCTTCTACATCAGACAGTAAGTTCATAACATCTTGTGTAATTCCCACCTTGGATGACAGATTGTCTCTTCTATCAATTTCTTCTTGAGTTGTTGGAGGTTGCATCTTAATAGTAAATTTGTTTACATAAGAAACCAGTCCCTTATCAAGAAGCAGAAGATTAATCAGGTCAGTAACTAACTGAATAAGTGTGTTCTGAACACGTTTAATTGTTTTTGCGTATCTAGCAGAAATCAATGATAGAGAAGCTCCACCATTGAAGCCGGCTCCGTCCTCAGTGTCTCCCATATACTGTTTCGGAATTTTTAACCCGCCGAAAAGTTTATTCTTAAAGTAGTCTATGTCAGTAAGACCCTTTACATCAACGTCTCCCCCGATCTGCTGAGGAGTTATGCTTCCTATTCCGTTGTGCATCGGAACATATATACAGTTTTCCATCGGTCCTGGATTTGTATACTCTGACATAATATTGCCAGTGTCAAGAGACGCTTTTCGTTCAAATAGTGCCTTTATGCCCATCATATGTTTTCCAACATTCTCTTGAGGCATATCGCCTACTTCAACATTTATAACTCTTAATACAGAACTCTTAGTAAGACGATTTAGAAGTAGCGAGTTTTCAAGTAGCGTAAGAGTTCTCCAAAGTTTATATACGGAGTATAGAATTGATTGTCCATGTCGAACAGTGTAACTTAACTTATTTGTGTCATCAGAGCTGTTCATGTCGTTGTTGAGAAAGATGTCTACTAATTCAGGAAAACGTTGAAAATCATCTTCTAAAGAAGCGTGAACAAAAGCAGTTGCATCGTACAAAGTGACATCAGAACGATTGAACCGATATCTCCACGAAGGAACATCAACTGAAGATTGCTTCTGTTGTAAACCTGATCTAACCGGAGCTTTGATGTAGGCATATGTTTTGCCGAATTTAGTTAACTCAAACATTTCAGCGGGATTAGACACCATCTCTACATACTGAGCATAACGGTCATCCTTTGAATTGGCATGTACCATAACTGATTCGTCTAGCTTAGAGTTTTCTCTGTTTTCGTGAATCTTATCAAGTTCTTCCTTAAGATACTTTTTCTTGTCAGAAACATCGTCGGAATTGAATAATCCGTCTTCTATGTCAGAGTTACGGTACATACGAAGATAAACGTCTCCGTACTTACACAAACAGTAAGCCCATTTAAAGATGTTCTTATCCACATTCAAAACATCCAACAGATATGTTATATACTTTAAAACATCTTCGTCGTCTGATTGGCACCAAACAATGCGACCATTCTCAGAAAGCTCTGTTGAATCTTCTGTGTATATTTCAAGAGCCGAAGCTATCGTAGTGTCTTCACACATAGTGTCAATGACTTCATAAAGAAGTTCTCTATTCTGTGAAACTTGAGTAAAGGATTCTAACTTACTGATGTCCATCATACTGGACTTAACACCATTTATCAGAGCGTCATAAAACTCCCCGTCAGTGTCTATACCAATATTTCTTTTCGGAGTAGGTACGGGGTTTAATTTTGTTCCGTACAGATCCGTTGCATCAGCAAATACAGACTCACTATTTTTTAAATCGTTTGTCATATTTACCCCTTTGTAAAACTATTTATAAAACAATACCATTTGCAAGATAGCTGGAATACAGTTCGCTTGCTCTTCCCATTCCAAAATCGAGAAATGTGGATTTGTTAGGTTGTATTGCGTCCAATTTTTTAAGCTCTTCTTCAAAGTTTAATACAATTTGTGCTCGGTCTACTTCCGTTGTTGCTTGGCTTACATCAATTGTTGTTTGTATCGTTTCTCCCCAGTCAAAAGAAAATTCCTCTGCGTGTTGTGAAGCATTGTAAAGAGCTCCGCATACACCGTCTGCCGCGTCTTTTCTACCCATGGGAGTGTGGTCAATTTTTCCGTTTCCGTCTTTTTCAAGATCGAGAAGTTCCTCTACTAGTTCCGTTGTAGGATACATATCGAAGCGTTCTTCGTATATTGCATTTTTAAACGTTAAATAAGGTAAGCACACTTTCTGTTCTCTATCTACTCGGTCAACAGATATAATTGAAGTGTTAAAATGTTCTCCCTTTAACACTTGTAGTAAATCGTATGACTGGAAGGTATCTGCGGACACACCCTTAATATTAAAGCCTTCTTGACGTAGCCAACGAATGAAGTTTCTGTTCTTTTCAAATGATACTTGACAACCTTTAGGAGCTTTTATACTCACATGAAATGCCAAGGTGTAATACAAATCTTTTGACGGGTCTTCTCCTGGCTTTGTTGGTTTCTTCCCGTTAATCCAAACTCCTCCAATACCTGTAGCGTCTCCCGACACTGACATATCAAGGTGTATGTACAACGGACGAGATTTTAGTTTTGGATCTATACGAGTTTTATCAATAAAGTCAGAATATTGTGTCTTGTCGTCTGCTCCGTCTCCGACAGATATGATTTCTTTTGTAAATAGATTTTTGCGTTTTTCATTTCTGACAGCAGCAATTCTAGTTCCTGCAAAATATTTAGTTGTCCCTGAAGTAGAGATACCCGCAATATCTGTCAATGCAATATTTATATCATCTATAAAGTTTTCGTAGTATCCCATTGGAACATCTATAAGAGTGTATCCTCGGTCTCTATATGCTTGTAACTCTGCTTCTGTAGAATTCAGCGTAACTACTTCACTATTAAGAAATTTATTACCTACAGCTACTTTGAATTTTACTGCGCTGTCTTTATCGGTTCTTATCACCCACTGAGGCTCATCAACTATATATGTTGTTTTACTGTCGTTATTCTTTTTTCCTTCAATGAATGTTTCCATGTAAGACTGTTCAGTTCGTTTTGACGATGCAAGAATAAGCAACGTAGGATTGTGTTCTCCATGCATAAAACGAGATTGCATACGAGCACTTGCTGTGTTAACAAGGTCTTTTGCTTTCTTTTTCTGCATCTCTACATCTTGTGTTGGTACAAAAGAGACCTCGTCACAGAACACAGAGAACACAGCTCTGCCAATTATGTGTCTTGGTAATGAACCGTATAGAAGGTCAATACCTTTTGGAGGAACCCATACAATGTTTGTGCTACCTGACAACGCACCATTCTTCATAAACCACGGGGAATTTTGTAACAACTCTTGACATTTCTGCCAGCCTACACCAGCAGCTGCATCCATCGTTATGTTAATGAATGCAAAAGTAATCTTATCAATAGGCTGCAACCCATAATGTAAGTAAGGGTCTTTAAGACACATCATTCTATATAATTGATAAAGGATGCAAAGAACAGCCATGAAAGATTTACCAATACCAATTGAACCAGTCAATGCAAGAGTGTTGTATGCTGTGTCAACATTTGTAGGAAAAATCTTCTTCAGTGTCTCAACCCAGTATGGGTACACAGTTTTCCTGCCTTCTGCATCTATGAGGCTCTTTCCTAGATAGTATTCATTGTACAGAAATGTTTCTATATCTACAGGAATTTCTTCGTAGTCTTGATATACTAAATCTTGATAAACATCTGAAGATCCTGATTGTGAATACTGTTTTAGTATTTCAAGGGCAACTTTCTTTTCATCCTCTGTTAGGTTGTTTAGTTCTTTCTGAATGTCTGAACTCATGAAACTTAAAGTGTCAGGCACAGTCTGCTCACCCCTTTTATCTTACCATATTCTGTTACTGTAATCGTCCTCTATAACATAAAAGTCTTTTCTGTTTGTAACTGTTTTTAATACAAGATTACCAGAGCTGTCTTTTACTTTGACTCTTATCTGATATTTATATTGTCCTGGAAAGATTTTCATTGTGTCTTCCTCAGTTAGTGTTACAATAATATTTCCTTTATCGTCAATATTATTGATAACTTTTGTAGTAGAAGCTTTATCATTACTAAACTCTGTAATAACACTCCCGTCAGTGCCGAATGTCTTTTTCATTACAAATTCATAGTTAATGGAATTAGGAATGAAAATATAGAAAAACAGCATACAACCGTCGTTTTTCTCAAACTTGTATGCTGTTTCACTATTGTCGACATAAACAGGAAATGTATAACTGAAATCGTCTCCACGACTCAAATATATATTCTTGTGTTGGTCAACTCTATACATATTACACCTTAATCTTCATTTGGAAGATCTTTTAGAATTTCGTCCGCCTCTTCCATACTATACCCTTCGGGAATGTAGATAGTGCAAGCAAACGCGTGATTCTTATTCCGAGTGCTTCCAAGACCAACTTTGAACTTAAGACCATATGCTTCAGCAACATTGATTGCATTCTGAAGTTTGTCTTTTACAGGAGCGTATACAGTAATGTTGCCATCTGCGTCGGTTGACAAGTAATCGTATGTGTATCTTTGAGAAGCTTTCTTATTCACACGATTTTTAGATCCGTCAGTATCTTTCTCTAGTTCATTGTAAATAATTCCCCATAATGAACTATTCATTTCATCTTCGTCACGTTTCTGTTCAGGGGTCAGAACTTCTCTATTCTTACGACCGTCTTCATTTAGAGCTTCTTCAACCTTTTCATCAACAACGGAGTCCATAATGTGTTCCTTGATCTCGTTAATGCCCTGGATAGCGTCTTCATATGTATTGTACTTTTGCATGAAGATTCTTTGTGGATTGGGGCTACCTGTATCTTCTGTAACATCAACCCAGATGTAATCAGGAGTTTCAACAGATCCTCTAGGAGAAATTGCGAAGGTATACTGTTTGTTGTTAAAATCGCGAATGGTGTGCAGGGCGGTCTTTCTGTTTTTAATTTTCTCTACAAGATCTGCAGGATCAAACTCTTCAAGTGTTCCGTTGGTAAATACGAATTGTCCCGCTTCAGTAAGCTGCTCGTCCATCACGTCCATATCTGCTAGTTCCTCTGCGCAGTCAATTAAATCGTCTGCAAGTTTTTTCACAAGTACAGCAAGCTCGCCGTATGTGTCAATACCATGAGTAGCATAACTTCCACGAACACAATTATCAATCTCATACTTAAGATCAGAAAGTTTTTCTAAAACCTGAACCAGGTCAGAGTCTTCTAGCTCCCAACCATCACTTTCAAATGCTTCGGTAAGATCTTTATTCTCCTTAATCTTATCGTCCTTTGTACCTAGAACGGGCTTTTCCATAGGTTCGGTTTCTTTCTCGAATTTCTTTTGCGTCTTCTTTGATACCGCAACAGCATCTCCCATAATCGGATTTAACGCAGTAACTTTATTTTCTGCATTATCAAAGTTGTTAATATTTTCGGTAAGTTTTCTAATTTTCATTACACGTTCCCCTTAAGAAAAATACATATTATATTCATTTCGAGGAGTTTTTCCTCCTTCATACACGCTGTAAACGAACATACTATTCTCTACTCTTACTCCATCTAACTCCCAAGGAACTGTCCAGCTCTTGGCTCCAGGAGCATAATCTTGCGGAGGCCCCATGACAGTAACGTCAGCACCTTCGTTGGCAAGTTCTCCAAACATTTTACCAATGGCAGCAGGCTCTTGCCAACCGTTGTATCGGTTAACAATAGAATTCAGTTTACGACGAGTACGTTCATTTATTTTGCCCGTACGCTCTAAATTGTCATGCTCTTTCTCAGTCAGCTCTTCATTTACAACATTTAACTGTTGAGCTGCTTCAGACTCTCCTGCTGCAATATTCTCGACATTAGGGGAAAGCATAGCAAGAGCAGCTTGAAGTTTGCCAATATGATTGTTAATGTCAGCAACAATATCTTTTGCCAGGTTAGCAATATTGGGCTGATTATTTGCATCAGCATTTACAATAAGATCTGTGTAGGCGCTGTTCATACCCCAATTCTGAATAATCAGATTGTTAATAAGACCTGCTACTCCTGCATCAGGGCCTGCTGTAACAGTTTCTTTACTAGGCTCTACATCTGCAACAATTTCAATTTCTTCGGCTGGTAGAACATCGTTGATGTCTTCCTGTAGAAATGCATTGGCAGTAATTTTCATAGTAACCTTATTAGCAGTCTTTTTTGTGCACGTTCCAGTTAAAGGACCAACTTTAAAGCGTTCTCCAACATCGGGAACATCAGTCATTCCTTCAGTGGAGAATTGTACTTCTTCCCCGGGCTTTTTTGTAAACTGAGTGTCGCCTTCCTTTAAAGAAGTATCAACGCATTCGTCAAGGTCTTCATCTTCGAAACCGGTATAGTTGTTATACCATTCAGTCGCTTCGTCGTTAGTGTCACAAGTCCAGTCAGCATTGTATGGATCCGGTCCGTATACATCTTCATCACCGAATATAAAGAAATAATTATCCTCATCGGGATTATAATACATCGTATAGTCCGTATAGAATCCGTCACTGTCCATTACTTGTTTGGAAATTATTCTTTGATACTTGCCTGTATCGAACGTCTCGTTCAAAATCATTTCTGTTGTTCCTCCCACGCTTTAATGGCTGCATCAAGTGTATTTTTTAGCTTTTCGTACAAACGAATAAATTCGTCTGTTTCCCAATCTTCCAGTCTCGGCGCAAGACGTTTGTCAACTTCATATAGACGTTTATAATCAGACAGAAGATTCTCTGCACTTTCAACGGAATCAACAGACACTGAGAACTGTGTGTCGTCCATCCAATCTTTCCAGTTCTGATATATATACCCCTCGGGCATATCCCACTCCATGGAATCTGCAAAGTCAAGAAACTCTATCACTGCCTGTTTTAGTTTATTGAATAACTGGGACGTATAATCTTCTCTGAGATTCTCGTCCTTCTGTTTGTACTTTCCATTAAGATAAGCGGAAATAATCTCAGGGTCATTTGTAGAATTTACTACTTTACGAAGTTCCTCTTTCTCATCTGGCGTCATATTAGGAGTGACCGCTTCAAAAAGATTTCTTAGGTCAAGATAATTTCCGTTGTCCAAACAAGCTTCATCCATACGACTTAACTTCTGTCTTACTGTAAGGCTTTCCTCATATGTCTCATCAGGAATATCGTATTCAGCATCATATGCTTTCTGCTCAGCTTGTCTATTACGAGTCTCAGCAAACTCACGCATTACATCTTCAATGTCAGCCGCATCTTGAAGTCTATTAGCAATACGGAAAAGTTGCTGATCTGTATACTTATCAAAGTCATAGTTTTTGCCGAAAGATCTAATCTTCTGAATAAGATTGGTTCTGTCAGCATTTTCAGTATTTGCTTCACATATATTTTTACGACTGTAATTTTCGTTCATCATTCCGTCCACCGCATTTACATATTTTCTACCAGAAGTTTCATCGGGGAAATACAGAAACAGACCCGTTGGCGTGTTCTCTGCAACAAGATGCGCACCAAACATTTCGTATTCAACTGCGTCTTCTTTTCCCTTATATACGGGCCCAATCTTCTGACCGACCTCTGTCATGTAGTATTGTGGGTCGTATTCGTTATTACGGTCGAGCATGACAACAAGGTCGTCCATATTCCGGACACGAAGTCTACGTGCAATACGAGCAAATAGTTTCAAATCAGCATCCAGTTGGTCTTCCGACGTATTTGCCATAAGGTCGTCTAACATATCAGACATGTATCGAACGTCTTTATGTGCCCAATCTTCTGACATTGTAGTAACATTTACATCGTCTGCTGTTGAGTTGTTAAATCGTTCTGCGTTCTTTTCGGGGTCTCCTGTGTCAAGTGTTGCAAAATAACTTAACGCGCCTTTCTTTTTCTTAACGTTCATTTGTGGCTCCTTACTCAAATAAAGTCTTTATATGACATTCCTGACCCATTGTCATCACCATAGTCCGCTTCTTCCGTATATTCATCTACTGCATCATCATAGAAGAAGTCATACGCATCTTCGTCGAACAAATCGGTGTTTTCTGCGACACTTTGAACTAGTTCAGAAAATTTTTCTTCTGAGGTTAGTTCGTCATATCCTTCGGGGAGTCCATCTACATCTCTTAAAGCATCTTCTAGCTCTGCAACATATCCTTTGTCATAGTAGTCGTTTACTAAATATTTTGCAAAACGATAATTATCTTCGATAGAAGGTTCAAATTCATATTCTACTTCACCAGCACCGTCCCAAGAAGGAAACAGTGTGTAGTGGATAGTTGTTAAGTTTTCGTTCAGTTTAAATTTCATATTTCAATACCTCTTACTTATGTATACAATATGTTATAATTTAGCAGAAAATAATACAATATTCAACTGTTATTTAATTTTATTAAATTAAAAACGCCCTCTAGTACAGAGAGCGTTCTAATCAGAATAACACAATATTACTCTGTCTTGAGCTGTTTATGAAGTTTAAGTACTTCAGCTTCAATCATGTTTTCAAGAGTTTCCATGTCAACTGTGAGTCCTTGCTTCTTAAGCATTTCGGTCAGATAATTAACAACGTACTCTTTCTTAGCTTTACCTTCGTCAGTAGCAAATAACTGGTCTGCAGCGTGCACAGCAATTTCTACATAGGTCATTACTTTGTTTAGCTTCTCTTGACCAAACTTCTGTTTAAGCAAGGGAATAACGAATGTTGCTACAAGGGCAGAAAGTAGCAGAATTACAAGCTGAAAAATGTTGGTGATGTCCATGATGTTTTCTTCTCCTTAATTCATTATATATGTTTTCCTTGATACTTAGGACGTTGCTGATTAAATTCATTACATTGCTCTTCTATAAGCATTTTTATCTCTAGGTCTGTAATAACGATACTCTTATTCGCCAGAATCTCTTTTATGGATTCAACCGCTTTTGCGTATTTCTCTGGGCCTAACATTTCTGGGTAGAGTTGTTCTACAGCTCTTACGCAAGTTTTAACAGTATCTCTTTTTTGTTTTTCTTGACAGTTTTTCTGATACTTTTTTCCGACCCATGCTCCAACAGCTGTTATAATACCTGTTAGTATGGTGTAAAGTATCTGGTTACCATATAATACAAGAAATTGCATACTCTGTCCTCTTCATTAAAATGTTCCAGAATCTACCCAGCCATAAACTGTTGAACCTTGCCCCGGAACCTTAACTAAATGATACGGGTGCTTACCGTTACGGTTAATAGCTGTAATTGTAGCCTTTCCTGGTCTACATCTAAATCCAAATGCAAATGCTGATGAACTTGTATAGTGTGTGTTACCCTTAAAATTGACTACATCGCCCACTTCAGCAACTTTTGGAGCAACAGGAGTTGCAGGAGTAGGTGTGGGAGCAGGAGTTACATTTCCGTACTTTTTCAAGAATGTTTCTCCCATAGTAGCTCTTGCCACTTTTACTGCCTCAGACTGGTCTGCAGGTCGTTCATAGTTTACTAAAATGAAATCTGATGCTGTACGAACATCTTTTGCATTCTTTATTGTGTCAACTAGACCTTGATAACCTGCCATTTCGGAAACCATAAATTCCAACTGCATCTTCGGGTCGCCAATTGATCTGTTATTGGACTTAGCGTAATTGTATAGTGCCTTCTTGCGTGACCAGTAGGTCCACTGTACTAGCCCATAGCCAACAGAATCGTTAACAAAGTTTGTGTATGTGCCATTGTCTACGCTCTCAGTATACGTCTTGTCGTTGTAACCTAAAGCTGCTTCGTACGAATTCTGCATATTATTTGCCTGTAAAGCACTTTCTGCATAAAGGTTACCCATGATTGCAGCTACACCATACGGATTGTTGTAAACAGACATAAGGTAGTCCCATATCTGTTTTTCCGTCATTGTAGTTGTATTTCCAATCGGAACATCAGGAATAATGTTCGATACATCGGTTGTTGTAGAGCCTTCTGCAAGTACAATATCTTTGATGTTAATCGGAGACATAATGCTGTTTGTACAGCTTGCATTCTTATCGATAACTACGCGGTCACCATTTATAGCCAGTACAATCCAAGTATCATTCTTTACAAAATCAGGAATAAATCCTCCGGTGTACCAGGTATTTCCAATAACTTTAACTTTACTACCAACTTGAATATTTGTGTTAGGAACAGTTATTGACGGTGCTGCAGGAACACTTGTAGCAGCATCATCATATTTCGGAAGTCCATATCCTCTAATGTATCTGCTGTTAACTTGTCTGTTAGTAAATGCAACTGAATTATTGCAGTTACCTTCAATAATTGTCATGTTCGTTCCTATAACAGAATAAACAATTCCTACGTGGTCAGCTACTCCTGTATTGTCTCCAAAGCCAGAATCTTGCCAATCATAGAAAATAATATCTCCTGGCTTAGGAGTGTACGAATCATCTTCCATCCAACGATTATGTTGCTGGAACAGCTGAATCATTCTAGGACAACTACATTCTGGGTAGATAATATCAGTGGCTCCAACTTTCTGCGCCACAGCAGATACAAATGTTGCACACCAAGGATCAGTGTACGTCATTCTATAGCCTGCAGGTAACGGGGTTATAGTATTATAAGTATCAATTATAACACGATGTGTGCCATCTGATTCTCTACGACCTAACCAGGCATTAGCTGCCTGTAAAACAGTATTTCTATCCAATACTCAATTCCTCCTGTCTCATAGAAACTTGTTCTCTTTTAAGCATTTTTGATACGTTTCAGTTACAAAACTTATTGCCGCAACAGCTTGCATGTTTTTAAACTCCGGATGTTCGTGGCAGAAATTATTATAAAAAGATACGTCACCCAAAACGTCCCTGAAGTACTCATGTGAGTGCTCAATGCCCAATCTCAATTCATCTGCTGCTCTAAGTATTCTTCTTCGTGCAGCTTTTGCTTCACACTCTTCCTGATAGTACATGAATTTTCTTCGGGCTTCTTCAATGTCGTCCAATCTTTTATCAGTTGTTTCCTGATAATTTGACTGGGATTCTTTCAACTCTTTTACGATCTGTAATACGTCGTGGTTTAGTGCTTTTCCAATTACCCTTCCTAACCAACTCCAGGGGTTTATCTTCAAAGGGCTTATCTGTACCAATGTCAGTAGGATCAAAAGACCCCCACCGCTGTATTTGAAAATCTGCTCCAACGGCATTTCTATACATTTCCTTTACTCTATTTTATTTTACATGACAGCTACCTCGGTCTTCTTCAGTTCTTTGTTGATTTATACAATAATTTTAGCGTTGTGAATATAATAAAGAGTAGATTTATTTTTTATAATAAAAAATGCTCAGAGCCTGTTTAGCCCTGAGCATTAGTATGCTGTTTAAACTTAAATTTATTTCTTCCGTTCTTGCATTTCTTTAATTACTTTGTCAATATCGTGTGCAACTTTTATGAAATCGTCCTTCTTGTATCCCTTTGTTGTCATGGCTGCTGTTCCGATACGAACACCTGATGCCTGTTGAGGAGAACGAGTTTCTGTTGGAACACAATTCTTATTTAAAGTAATGTGATGCTTGTCCAATTCATCTTGTACTTCTTTTCCTGTCAGGCCCGTTGCAGTTAAATCAACAAGGAATAGATGATTATCTGTACCGCCAGTAACTATCTTATACCCCATAGAGATAAACTCGTTGCACATCGCCTTGCAGTTACCTACAACGTCGTGTATGTAATTCTTAAACTCTTCTGTACAAGCCTCTTCTGCGGCTACAGCCTTTCCGGCGATTACGTGTTCAAGCGGCCCGCCTTGTGTACCAGGAAAAATTGTACTATCAACTTTCTTTGCAAGTTCTGGCTTACAGAAAATAAGACCTCCACGTGGACCTCTAAGTGTTTTATGAGTTGTTGTAGTAATAATGTCGGCAAGACCAAACGGGGAAGGGTGATCTCCAGCAGCTATAAGGCCTGCAATATGCGCCATATCAACCATAAAGTATGCGCCGACAGATTTAGCAATCTCCGCAAACTTTTCAAAATCAATTATACGGCTGTAAGCGGAAGCTCCAGCAAGAATAAGCTTCGGACGAAACTCTTCAGCCTTATTTTTAACATCATTGAAATCAATAAATCCATTTGCATCAACCTCATAGAACTTCATGTTAAATAGCTTCCCACTGAAGTTAACAGAAGAGCCGTGAGTTAGATGACCACCGTTATTAAGTGACATAGCAAGAATAGTGTCTCCGGGCTTAAGAACACTCATGTATGCAGCAAGATTAGCACTGGAACCGCTGTGAGGCTGAACATTTACATGATAATCAGTATTAAATACCTTACGCCACATATCACAGCAGTATTCTTCAAGTTCGTCAATATATTCACAACCGCCGTAATATCTGCCCTTGCTTCCTGATTTGTGATTTGCTGGATAACCTTCAGAATACTTATTTGTCAAACAGGAGCCGACAGCCTTTAAAACATTTTCACTTACAAAGTTTTCGCTGGCAATCAATTCAACTGTCGTATCTTGACGATGTTTCTCTTTTTCAATAATGTCAAATACTTTGGAATCCACTTCTACCTCCACGAGCCTTAGCTCTTATAAAATAATTATTATGTGGCTGCTCAAGACGTTGCAATAGGGGTGCAAGCAATTATTTATTCTTATCGGTATATAGTAATAAGAAAGCCGGAATTGCTGGGCATACCCCAAACAAACAAGCACGCATAAATGACAAGGTATATTTATTGTTTGTCACTATGGCATATACAATATTAAACAGAAGAAATACAATGATAAAACATTGCACAATCTTCTGCCATACAACTTTCTTACTCATACAGATGTTTAATCGCAGTACGGTTCACACACAGTATACTTATATCCGTCATCAAGCTTCTCTAGAGTGTAACAACCTCGGAAGTAATATGCGGCATCATGAGCTTTTTCTGCACCGTACCGGATATTAGCAGACCATTCTCCTGAGGAAGGAAGATCTTTATTAAATACATTTTCTTTGATGTATTTCAGTACTTCTTCTTCATTCTCTCCGTCTGTGGTAATCTTCCATACTCGAAAAGTGTCACCGTACCGTTTATACTGCCCTGAATGAATCAGTTCGGATGTCATCTGTTTAATTCTCCTTTTCCGTATTTGTTTTTCCTGTTATAAATTCTGAGTGAGGCAATGTTTCAAGCCACTGACAAAATTCTCTCCACTCAGGAAGGCGGTGGTCTTTACGCTGTGCATAGATAGTTTTAAGCTGACGATAATTTGTCGTAATACCCGCGGTCAACTGAAACCCTGCAGGGTTACTATAGAGGATTTCAAGATACATCTCTTTCAGCTGTTCTTTGGTCATAGTTTCTAAAAGAGTATTATACTTTTCAATTTTCTTTTTCATAATGTTGATAATCTTAGGGTCTACATACTTAATGTACTGTTTATCAACATCGAATTTTGTAATACGGTGCATGGTACTCTGACTGCTTACAAAATCAAAGAAGTGATATCGTTCAGCTTCTGTCCAGGCCTTAACAGTGAACGTTAAATCAAACTGAACAACAATACCTGTAAGAAACTGGTCATGCCCTGCGCCCTTTTCTGCAGTAGCAAGTTTTGCTATTCGAGGTGTAAGTTCTGCAGTAAGTGTTTTTGTGTCTACTGCCATTGGATACTTAGCTCTAATTAAAGACTCATCCAGCCCGTATACACAAGCATTTTCAACACAACGACAGTTTGGAACGGAATAACAACTCATGTAGTATATCTCCTATTAGTCTTATTTAAACTTCATTACTTAATGACAAGGTCTGCATCAATAACGGCAACATTGTCAGTGTCTTTGAACGTCATTAGAAGTCCTCCCTTCAGTGTGGCAGCGTTATAGCGAATACCATCATAGGATTTGACTTGCTGAATTCTCATATACTCAATGCCGTTAAACAGAAATACGTCTCCTGTTGCGACCATACGGAATTCACATAAATTCTGTTTGTTATTGTAAACAATATTCATACTATTTTACATCCTCTTTTCAAAAGAAAGTTATTCGATAACAACTTGTTCCAGCATTTCCATAAATTTTTCCTTGTTTCCACCAAGTGCCATTTCAAGCTCAATGTCATGAATAGCTTTCTTTACAGTTTCTGCTCGTTCATTTTCTTTCTTGCGAATAATTGCAAGCTCTTTCTGGTTCTGAATATTGCTATTGCACACATACCAGACCTCATCGAACATCGGTTTCCGTGCGTATTCCATATCCATGTCATACTTGCGTAGTATATTTTCGACAGGCTCGCGCATACTCTCGCGCAGGACTTCAATCTCTTCCATACATGCTTTACGGCGCGCGTCATAGTCGGCACGGGCTGCCTTATTTGCTGCAACACGCTTTTCGGAAAGGGTCTCTTCCATGAACTCACGGATAATTTTTGTAATTTTCATTTTGTGTTCCTCTAATTTTTCCTTCTCATACTTACACAGCGGAATATCTCTGTGCCATCAAGAAACAACAAGCTGGGCTTCCACCCGGGCCACCCCATAATCATCATTAAAGTAGTAAAAGAAACCGTTCTCTAAATTGACAGCATTGTAAGGGTTTCCAGTAACTGTAGATTGCACTTCCGCAGTTCTCATATACAGAGAATCATAAGAAGAAAAAATGTCTCCTACAGCAATCGTCTTGAAAGCGACCGTTCTCGTATCCTTATAAACAATCTTCATTTTTGTCCTCCTTTATAATTAGCACAGAGCTGCGCATTACCCGTGGATTACAAGGTCTGCATCAACGAACCGGACAGGTTCCTCGTCCATAAAATAAGTAACTATACCATCTTCAAGACAGATTGCATTATATTTATAACTAATAGAAGTAGACCCTCCAGATTTTATATAAATGCTATCGCAGTATTCAAAAATTTCGCCCACATTTATTTCATCAAAATGACGTGGTTCATTATTTTTTCTAATAATATTCATAACTTACTCCTTAAACTTGACCTGCATTGGATTAGAATATGATGGCTTACGCCATCAATGAATAGTTAGTTCTACATCGAGTTTTTCGACAAGCTCAGAGTTCTCAAAGGAAGCAAAACTACCATCCTCAATATTTACTGTGTTGCACAAAATATTGTTTGACTTGCAAAGTTTCGTCCGCATATAAAGTTCGCCTTCCCAAGAAAAAATTTCTCCAACTTTGACGAGTTCAAACACCATATTGCTTTTTCTTCTCGTATCATTTACCTGCAGTATACACCTCTTCTTTTCTCATTTATTCAATAGAGGTCATCAAGTGACATCTGCCCCTCTAACACTTCTTCAGGATCTTTGGGCGGAGCACATTCATACAGAACTTCTCCTGTAGTAAGGTCCTCAATGTAAATCTTCTTACAAGGGGTTGACAGGGAATTCCCTAGTTCAAACTGTTCTTCTGCAAAAGCAGCCATCGCCTTGATTGTTACTTCATCAGAGAATAGAGCAATGGTATATTCACTTACATCTGTAACAATATTTGCACAGTACTTGGTCATTATCTGTTCCTTTCTAAAGTCTAATCTTTATATAATACAATAGGCGTGCTGAATAAACACTCCTATAATCTTCAATTCTTATCAACGAGTGTAAGGAGTGAGCTGATAATCACCGACCTTGTAGATGTTATCAATCTTGATTGTTGCGATAGGACGAGACCTCTTATTGAAGTAAGAATCCCGAACCATCTCGCGCATCTCTTCGTCAAGGTCGTTAAAGGAATACTCAGAATGACCGGGAGTTACCAGTATATAGGACACCTTCTTGTTGGTACCCTTCTTTGTGGGGAATACTCGAAGGTAAATCTGCTCCGTATCAGTGTTCTGATAGATACGACCTCTCTGAATAGGAACAATGTGATTCTTACGAGTACGAGTAACTTCCGGACGACCTTCGCGTTCCTCAACGACAGACTTAATCTTGCCGTAGTTAACACCGGTACGAACAGTGGACTCAGTCTTTTTAAGGATCTTCCATCCTTCCTTGGCATAAGCCGCCTTCACGGGCAGCTCAGTGATGTAACCGATACGGAAGAACGTGCCAGACCGGATGCCACCCAAGGCTTCTTCAAGAAACGAGTAAGTCATTGAAAACTCCTCCTGTTAATTGATGTTTACACATTCATTTTATATTAAAATGAATGTAAATTCAACTAACCTTACTTGTCAAGTTTCTTGATGTCGCCACAGTAAAGGAGGAATTCAAAATGTTTATCTACAAAGCTGGCTCCATAATAGCCCGGGGCAGTAAGAGTTACAAATCCGTCGCTGCCGTTCTTCAGAGTTGCTTCTGTATATACGGTGTCTTCTACCCTAGCAGCCCTAAACGGAATATTATCCGGAATTAACTTGACAAGATACTTCACATCTTCGGGAAAACGTATATACTTTTCGTTCTTCTTTGCCATCTGTTAATCCTCCAAAGGAACAGGTATTTTCATTAACTTAGGATTCTTCTTCAATAGCCACTTATCAATCAGGTCGCTCAGTTCTTTTGAACAGTTATAACAAACAGATAATTTTGTGCTAGTTGCTTCTCTGAAGTATTCTGCTTTTCCTGTTATTCTTCCTATATGTAAGATACAAGGGTTAGCATATATAGGACTACCACATATCTCGCAAATAGATGAAACTTTAACAGCGGGCGTTGCAACGTCTTGTACAACCGCTGTGTTATTTTCTTTATACGTTTCTTTAACAACGGGAGTAGGAGGAGGAGAAACTTCCGGGACATCAAGAAGGTTCATCTTTTCAAGTGTTGTTTTGTTCTTACTTCCCTTTGGTCTACCACGAGGCATCTGTATTCTCCTCCTATAATATTACATATAAATTGTGCTATCGAAATTCAGCCCTTTACTCAGAATAGAAGAGATAAGGAACTTACGAGCAAACTCTCCTCGCTCTTCTGTCCAAGAATCCTCTCTCTGGAAAACTTCGACTTCAATCGGAGGTGGGAACATCTGACGAGCTATTGTAGCAACTCTTTCTCCGAGAAGTTCTCCCTCCAGAATGTTGCCGTCTCTGTCTTTCTTCTCTGACTCAGAAGGGTAACTAAAGGAGATATGAAACGGCTCGCCCTTATCGTCGGCGTCGAACTTGTTCATAACAACACCCAGAGTAGCAAACATAACAAGAAACAGGTTGGTGGAAATAATAGATTTAGGACGAGCACTCATTTCAATTAACCTCCGATCTTAGAAGTGATAAGGGAATACATCATGTCAACTGCCGGGTGGCCTTCCATAATCTTTCCCCAGTTGTTTTCCTGATAACTGTCCGTAACTCGAATAGGCTTCGTATGGTCAACGAAGTCCGTCATCGCGTTGATTGCTCCCCAAGCCGTACCGGAGAACTGACTAATGTCAGGAGCCTTCAGGCACTGGAAGAAGGCATTCTTCAGATACTCCACGTTGCTAATCTTGCGAGCAGTGTCCTTGTTGTAGTCCACCGGGAAGATAGAATCGAACATTACTTCAACATCTCCTTCGGTGAGCTTAACTTCGGAAAGGACCTGAGCCTGTTCGTTAAGCTCTTCCATGTAGGCATTGGCCATCTGAAGAACGTTACGGGCTTCTTCCAGCTTAGCGTCAAGATTGCCGATGTGACGGGTCGACCACTTACGACGGGTCCGGGAGAGGGCAAAATTCAGGGTGTTGTTACACACCACACGAATCGGGGTCATGCAGACCTTAACCGACCCGGTACCGTCATGAGTGTTAGTGAAACAGATGTAAGTGTCAAACTTATCATCGAGAATGTACTTTTCAGGGAGCTTAGCAAGAAGCCAAACGCGACGACCGTCGTTCAGGCTGCCTGCCGTTTCATATCGAGCATCTCCTGCTACGAGCTCATCAGTAAAACTGAAGGCCTCTCGATTCTGGACGATGGAATAACGACCAGACACAATACCGAGAGTGCTGTTGTCAGAGCTACGAGAGGTACGGAAGTACTTCGGGATCTGGATACCATTCTCATTGAAGATAGGCTTCTTCTCAACTTCCCAATCAAGCCCCGCAATCTTCAGGGCATCTTCACTGGTCAGGGCTTCTTCAACAGCAGTGCCAAGACCGTGCCAAGGGACAAAACGACCGTTCTCCTCATTAGAAGTATAGAACATGGATTCGACAAGAGCAGGCATTTTTGTATCTCCTTTACAAAATATTTTTTATTGATTATAGTCTGATTATATTATATTGTAGCGGTGAAATCAACTAAAATAAGTGTTAACAATTTTGTCGCACACCAGCTGGACGATATCGTAGTCCGTGTGAAAACAATATGTATGATGATGAAGGCCCGGGAGCTTCTTATAGGTGTCCTCAAGCATATTGCGGAACTTGTCCGCCTCTACGAAATCGAGAAACCATCCCTGTCGATGTTCGAGAGAGCCATCAACAGGAGATCTCCAAATACATACAACCAGCCACATATCATTATTTCGAGAAGAAAGATCCTTCAGAAGATTTCGAGTGTACTCTCTGTCCTTCTGGATCTGCTCGTTGGTGTACATGTTGTGTACCTCCTGTGTAATTTATTCTACACTTACATTATAAAATATTACCTAAGGGATTTCAACTAACACTTAGTTTACTTTTCCGTCTGATCCTCATGAAGAGACAGCTGCGCCTGAATATACTCGCAAATTCGTTTGGCCTCCTCAACCGTCAACGACATCATTGTCCACTTGACATTCTGCACATCCGTCCTTTCCAATCTCTCGATTACGAACGGGCGACCTTCTTCACGTCCAAGACGGTCATCATACCAAATGTCAAAAACTTCAAACATAACGCTTCTCCTTTCAAGATAGGGGCTTCCGAACAAATTACTTCTCAGGTTTTCTGAACACCACTGCTAAAGGTCTTTCTGCCTTCTTTAATTCTTTTCCACCAAAAACATTTTCCTTCGCAAGGGACATACATCTTGTGGTGTCTACAGAAAAACATCATTCCACCCGTAGGTAGCTTACGAGCACAATTCGAACAGGATTTATTGTTGTTCATTGATATCACCCCTTCCCCTTAATCAGCTCCGAATACGGAAGACCGTCAATCCAGTCACGGAACGTATGCCACTCATCGAGCTTGTAGTTTTGAAGGGACTTGTAAATGTTTGCCAGGACTTCATAATTCAGCATAACCGTTCTACTCTGGTTATAAGAGCTCGGCAAAAGCTGAATAAGCTGCCACCAGTACCGTTTATCTTTTGTTTTAATGTATCTTCCTCGGTAATAGTTAAGGACATTGATTGTTAGACCCAGAAGGTCATCACCATCTACTCGGAAGTTATCTGCGTCACTAAGGGAAAGAGCGTCTCCTGCATCATTATTAGCCATATTCAGTAAATGTTCATGGCTGAAATCCTCTACTGTAAACTCCTTATCTGCAATGTTGTTCATAGTTGAGCAAGGATTTACAACCGTACTAACCTTATAAGTGTCAAAATAAGTGTCGAACTCCTTCCACCAGTACAGCGGTGCAGTAATATCAAGATACACGGTAATCATCCGCATAAATCTACAATGATCCGTACCGGAGTTACGGAGAGAAGTCATAAGATTCATGTCGTCATAACCAACAACAAACTCTTTATTTTCCATTCGACTCTTACAATGATTTCTATCAGCTCTACATGTGTGGCAAGCGATTGTGTCAAAGCAAATCCCACTATCGCTCTTCTCCCAAGGGTTCATTGGATCGCGAATGCCCCGGATGGCTGCTTTCAAGCCAATTACTTCAGTATTTTCAATTTTCAACATTTTTCTGCTCCTCCTTGCAGGATCCATAGGCTTTTCGCATCCAGTAAGTTGTACCTTCCTCTTCCGGAACAGAGATTGTCAAGATACCTTTATAAGTCTCAGGATGATTCTTCATATACTGAAGCCTATAGATTCCTACCTTACATTCCACGGGAGTCTTACAGGTGTAATGCTCTCCGTCTGCAAACAGAATCTCAAAGGCACCAAAATTGTTAGAAAACTTACGGACAGTGTTGATAATGGAATCAAGGTTATTCATTTTGTAACTCTCCTTCAATATATTATTTAGTGTTAATCCTTAAATAATAACTTCGTCAATCTCAACCCCAAGCTCAGTGATAAGCTGCGGAAACATGAGCCCTTCATTACGCTGTTTCTCAAAGAAAGAAACGATCTTGGTCCATGCCTCATCAGAGGAGTCTGCTACAACATAACGTGTCTGAGGAGCATCGTTCAGCTCATAAAAGATATTGAAAGCGAAAACTGTCATTGTACTGTACCTCTCTGAAATGAAATGTATTTCTTAGGAACTTCTTCTTAAGTTAGTCAATGTGTTCGGCGACAACAGCGCAAGCAAGGTAATATTCTGCTTTGCTTCTCGGCTGCCAGGGGACATACCAGTAGTCGTCTCCTCCGCCAGTACGGAAGATGCTGTCAGTTTTAATCCCTGCTTCTTCAAGACTCTTCTTGCAAAGCTCTGCACGGAACAAGAATTTAAATGCCGCAAAACGCCAACTCATTATTTGTCCTCAACGTTATGTATTTCTTTATCGCCTACAGCACAATTGTATAATAACACTTAATGTAAATCAACTAATAAAAAAGCTGCCGAATTTCTTCGACAGCAATTAACATATAATATGTTACTTTTCTTTATCTTCAAGACCCCAGATATCTCCACGACGTTCTATAACAGTATACTTTTCATAAACATCGTATATGCTTACTGATTTGTCAATCAAACACTCATATTGATTATGTGCGTTTGCCTACCTATCCTTATCCATAGTAAATCCAACAACAATTGAAAGTACAAGAAGTGTGACAGTAAATATTCCATATAGAACACAGTGTTCAGTATCATCTGATAACAGCAAATTTGCTGTGTTTATAATGGCACCTATTACTAGAAAAATCAAGGCTACAAGTAACAGTGTAGAATTTTCTGATACTTCCGTAACATTAAGAATTGTTATTCCGTCCATATCGTTACTTCGCTCCTTTATACCATCGGATAGCTTTGAACGCCATTTCTGAAAACGAATGACAAACTCCAAATGTATTACCTTCGCTGTCGTTCGCTGACCAAACAAATATCGACGGGTATACATACTCAATAGTTATGTTATTATAACAAGTTTCCACTGTTCTGTAAACACGTATTCTGTTTGGCTCCTTAGTAGTACACCAGGGAATATTACTCTTCGTAAACAGGCATGAAAGAGACTCAAGATTGCCCATGTTTACACCCCCGAGCTTCCAAAACCACCAGCGCCTCGGTCAGTGTCATCAAGATTGTCTACTTCAATAATCTCTGTTGTGATACAAGGAAGAATTGTAAACTGAGCAATACGGTCACCATGATGAATTACCTGAGGCTCGTCGCTGTCGTTCCGAAGAACAACCATCCACTCCCCTCGATAGTCACAGTCAATTATTCCAGTGCTATTTGCAAGACGAAGTCCTCGCTTACAACCCATTCCGCTACGAGCATAAACAGCAGCAAAATATCCTTTCGGAATAGATGTTGTAAAACCAGTGTGAAAAGAGAAAGAGCCATGAGGAGGAACAGTTTCAGCAAGAGCTGCATCAGAACCCAGGTCAGCGTAAATATCAAAACACGCATCTGTTTCATGCGCCTTTGTGGGAATTGTTGCTGTATTGGAACACTTCTTAATCTGCATACTAACAAGAGGAGACACTTCATTTGTTATGTACTTGGTTATATATGACATAAACCCTGTTTCCAGATTGTCTGCAGCATCTTCATTCTTGTTAGCCTGATATCTCTTTCGATATTCAGCAACTGTACAATGATTTGCACTAGAATACTGTTCTGGCAGTACTGCACCATCAAACTCCCAGTTACAGTTATCACAGATCCAGAAAGAATCCAACGTAGGTTCTCCACAAATGGGACACTTAACAATAGTGTACCCATACTTCTGAAATTCTTCAGTTTTCTTCAGCTCTTCAACTGTCATCTTTATACCCCTTTCTTATTCTGTTGCTGGAAGCTCGTCTACATATTCAAGTGCTTTCTTACCAGTAAACTCTCTTAAAGGCCTGTGATAGAAAGTTACAATAATAGGATCTCCCTCAGGACTTCTGTGATATACAACATACTCTTCTGTTTTAGTGTTGTACTTGATGTACGCCTGTTGCCCTTTATTATCAACAGCTACATATCCAAGAATACTTCTGTAATCAACACGACTATTTGCAAGGCGGTCTGCTGCCTGCTCATAACTTTCTTCTGTCATGTGTTTACCAAATTCTTTTTGGTCTACAACATGTTTTTGATACTTCTTTGATCTTACCGAAGGGCTAAGAAATTTTTCCTCTAACTCAAAGTCTTCTGTAGTTAATCGTGTAAACTTCATAATTAACCTTTCAACAAAGAATAGTCTGGCATAGGTGTTTTTACATCAATCTTCTTCTCTGAATTATTTCTGTTCCACTCAATAAGAAGAACTTCCCAGTTTGTTTTTGTAGGCTCATCTTCCGATGGGAGGCGCAAAAATGCACAAAGTTCTTTTCGGTCGCTTGAATTAAGAACCCCTTCTTTTCCCTGATGATGAAAATATTCAGGAGACGTTATCTTAATGCAGGTGTGAAAACTTCCTCCCTTACTATTTGAATCCCATAAGTGAAAGTGTGGAATGTTTCCTGGGTCATCGGTGTTAACAAAAGCAGTGTATCTGTTAAACTTACCGATTTGTGCCATCTCATTAAGGACTTGGTCATCGGAAATAGTTTTCAGTAATTCAAACTCTTTTTCAAAATTCATTGTTTTACTTTCATGTTATCTATTTTGTTTGGTACTCGGTACTGGACTTGAACCAGCGACCCCATGCTTGTAAGGCATGTGCTCTAACCAGCTGAGCTAACCGAGTATATTATCATTATATAGTAAAGTGGCAGATGAAATCAACACCCGCCACTTATTTTGTTTGGTGGGCCGAGCTGGGATCGAACCAGCCGAGCAATTAAGCACCTGATTTACAGTCAGGTCCGCTACCTTCTACGGAATACCGGCCCATATAAAATGAGCTAATTGGTGCCGATGACCGGACTCGAACCGGTACGTGCATCCGCACGACAGATTTTAATGGTGCCTTACATTGGTGCTGCCCCAATCTAGATCACTGGATGTAAGGCGTCTGTTGTGTCTACCAATTCCACCACACCGGCATATAAAATTTAGAAATAGCCCATATATTTAAAACAAGACAGCTCAAGTTAAAAAATGATTTAAAACATTCAATCTCTTTTTATAAGTAAATAGTTGCTGTCTTAATAAACTTCTACTAGACGCTTTATCAGGTTCATATTAACAGTATGATTGATAAGATATTGCTGTTAGCGTCTATATTTCTTATTCTTTTAGCCTCAGGCTGATTACTTTACAACGAAAAATTCTGATGTCTTGTTCATTAAAGTTGTCAAATGACTTTATCCAAATATTAGTAGGGAGGGCTACTACAAACTTAACAGCTTCTTCAAGAGAATTGAACTCTTTTTTGAAGAACCCTCTGTCAGGATGACGTCCCATATATCCGCACTTCCTACAATGTTCAATCTTGAATAATCTAACAAAAGTAATTTTGTACATCTGTTTAACTCTCCTTTGTTGAAACCATGTCCTCTACACACACATCAGTAAGTTAGCTACGTGCCATTCGATACTTAGTACGTATCTCCAACCAATCCATCGAGGAACTCTTGGTTTTCCAGCTTCAGGTTGTACAGCATAAGCAAGATATCTGAACAACTTGCTGGTCGGTTGTGAACCGCATACACTTGTTAATCAACGAAGAGTAACTTGCTATTACTTGCGCCCTTTCACTTCCCAAAAGCGCTATGTGGTACTCCCGATTGGATTTGAACCAATAGTCTCTCGATTATAAGTCGAGGGCTCTGACCAGTTGAGCTACGAGAGTGTGTTTTTAGCTACTTTGAAAATAACTTCGTGACCGGGTTTCTCACTTCTGAGATTCTCTTTCTCGAAATTTTTTTCTTTCTACACCTCTATTATATAATAGAGTGCTACCGAAATCAACTAACTAATTACAAGACGCTAAAGACAGAAAGGAGGTACACTAATGACGGTGTAGTAAGAATATTATAAAATAATTTTGCTGTATGCGTCTTTTATATGGTCCAAGTGGAGAGATTTGAACTCCCAGCTTCTGCGCCCCAAACGCAGCCGTCTACCAATTGACTTACACCTGGATTTTGGATAGGGTTATTTAGTCTTTTTCTGTGTTAGTCCCTATCAGCTAATGCACATAGTGTAGCGCGACTACACCTCTGGCGGGGAGTACACGACTCGAACGTGTGCTACCTTTTACAGGTAGGAAGGAGTAGCAGTCCTCTGGAATACCAACTATCCCAACTCCCCATATGCTTAGGGCTGAATTTTCAGCCCTTATGTTAACAACTGTTTATACAATATCTTTTACTGCATTCTCTACAGCATCGTATCGAGGATCCAGTATGGTTTCAAGCAGCGCCTTGTAAGGGTCAAGCTCATTTGTCAGGACCATCTTGCAAACAGAAGGAGAAAATCCACTGACGAGAGCTACTCCAAGATCGTTCTCTTTCATCGGAATGGCTCCTGTACGAGAACAAACATTCCAGAAAACAAGTCGAGGAATCTTGTATCCAGCATTCTCCCATCTACGGCGGATTGTGTCAAACAGCGTCTTAGAGGGAGATTTAAATCCAGAATACGGACCGGCATATGTAGCTGTGTCAAATTCCATGTCACTGAGAATCAGAATATTCTGCGGGATGTCTTCCTGCTTACAATTGGTACGAATTGCAGTGTCAAGAATCAGATCAAACACAGCTTCAATATTTGTATTGGTCATTTCACTGTGGCTAAGAGCAATACGAATATTATCAAGAAGAGTTCTTCCGTAAAGACTTACAAACTTAGGAGAAGAAGAGAATGTAATGTAACGGTTTTTGTACGGGCCCTTGCTGTGCTGCGCAAAATAGATTGCAAGAGCATGAGCAACTTCCCAGGCAGTGACACGAGTGTGACCTATATTACAACACATCGAGCCGCTACCGTCTGCAACAACCATTGTAGACCCATTGCCCTGAACATAGTCCGGAAGGTTATTCCAAAGCTGTTCAACTGTTTTATCAAGGGTGCTACCCCAACCGTACTTATGAACTACATCATGAGGAAACAGCGTAGCAGCGTTAATCTTCTTTTCGCCCTTCTGCAAATATTCAAGGTACTTATTACGACGTGCTTCATCGTGACGAAGGAAGGCATCTTTGTAAAGAAGGTTGGCCTGAGAAGGAACAGCCTCATAATCAATGTCCTGCCACTGCTTAGCGGACATCATCTTTTCTGTGACATTGAGCTTGCTACGAAGTTCACTAAGGATCTTACGATACTGACGTTCTGTAAGTCCCAGAGAGTTAGCCAGATCACGAGCCATTCTACGGGTCTTGTCAGAAGAGGTGTTTACCGAAGGCATCCACTTTGCCAAAAGAGAAATAGAGTCGTTTCGCTTAGCGGCGAGAATGTCCTTGGCAAGCTGCTGTTTGACCACACTCACGACAGAGTTACGCACTCCGTCAGTCATATACATTAGATCCCAAAGATCATCCCAACGACCGTAAATGTGCACAAGAGGAACAAGAGACTCTACAAGAGTCGAATTTCTAATGGCGAGAGCTTTCATGCAAACACGAAACAGTCGACGCTCTCCCATGCCTCCACGAACATCTCGAGCAAAGAAAAGCCAACGCATTGCCAGGACGGGATCCTCTTCAAATGCAGCAATAAATTTACTAGCAACGTCTACTTCCCTCATGCTTCGAAGAGAGGAAACAGAGAAGTTCAGGTCAAGTAGATACTTTCCTGTAGTCTTATGCCCAAGGGCACCGTTCTCGGTGTGAACCAGAGTACCGATATCCTGAGTCTTTTTCATTTCGTTCATAAATTCCATGTTATCTTGTCCTTTCTAAACACTGTTTTTGGTTCATATACCATACTATTAAACTTGCTGTAAGTGTTTTTAACAAAATAAAGCTGATGTAAAAAGCCGCTGAACATCCTATTGTAACACTTTCAACTTGCGGGACTTCTATTGTTTATTTGCTAGCAGAATTTGAACCATTAACTATAGCGACTAACTACATCAGGAAAGGGAGTGAAGCTGATGTCTTAGAGACATCTGGCGCGCCCCTGAGGTGCCGACCCCCATACCCTCATCAGGTACACACTGTTTTCAAGACAGGTCCCAGAGCCGTCCGGGTTAAGGACGCGTATTTCTTTATGCTTATATTCTATTATATTGTGAGCTTGAAATCAACTAAAAGTGGGCAGAAAAGCAAGATGTTCACAATATCTTACTTCAAATCGCGCCTCTTTGCGATTTTTGTTCACAGAATTGCTCCAAGTAGCACATTCTCCCGCTACAATTCTTGAACCAGAAATCACTACAATATTACCCCTTGTAGCCAATTAGGGTTTCCGAACCTTTGCGATGGGAAAAGGTGTGTCTGCTCGGTATTATCCACCACTAACTTGACTTGTTTTTTTTAACGTTCAAGCGAATACGTTTAGCCGACTTGCACGGCAGACACTTTTTAATGTTAACAAGACGCGTAATTTACGGGATCGAACCGTATCACTTTAGAATTCAAGTCTAAAATTTTAACCATTAAGTATGTTGCTGTGTGCGTCTTTGTGTACTATCAGTTTAAACAATCTGTACCGCGTGAAGGTTGTACATTTCACAGATCTGGACCGTATCGGGTTCGAACCGACGACCTCTGGAATGCAAATCCAGCGCTCTCCCAACTGAGCTAACAGCCCATGAAAACAGATATTGTCAAGCCTTATTCAAATAAGTGTTTGCACAATCTGTTTAAATCGTTATCATACTTAAACATATTGACCAGATAATTATTAAGTATATAACTAGGAAATAACCCTTTAATAAAGACAATGTCATTAGAGGTCAACCAAACAACACTTTCTTTACAATAACTTGGATTTATGTTATTTCGGAAAGCCTTTACGTTTTCTACTTGCATCCTGGCAGAGGTATGTAAAGGAAATGGCAGGGGGATAACGACTCGAACGTTAATCAGCGATTTTGGAGACCGTTATTCTAACCAATTAAACTATCCCCCTGTATGATAGCTAATACTTGTATCGCCTACACTATCAAGGACTATACAAGAAGTGTGTTTTAAGGAAACACCAACTCTTCTCAACCCTACATTTCAGAGAATTCTTTATTTCACTGTTTCGTTGTTAAGAGTGAAGATCTGCAATGTTCTGCCATCTCTCTATACGTTCTAATTTCAGTTCTTAGAAAAGAACCTTAGGGCTTACACTGTCCTCTAAGCGACCTGTGCACAATTATGCTCTGCACTGGAGCATGGTGGTCCTTAGTAGATTTGAACTACTGACCCTACGATTATCAATCGTATGCTCTGACCAAACTGAGCTAAAAGACCTTATAATGGTTCCCGTTATCAGACTTGAACTGACGACTCCGCCCTTAAAAGGGGCGTGCTCTACCAACTGAGCTAAACGGGATTATAAAAGGCGCAGAAGAAGCTGCGCCTATTTGGTTCCGTGTGGTTTATCCGCTGTCATCTAGAACCATTTTTATCCCTTAAAAGCTCTACTCAGTAGCGCTACTTCCTTTCCAGCTTTTAATTTGTGCGGACACGGATGGTGCCAGCAACAGGACTCGAACCTGCAAGCCTCTCGGCACGTGCTCCTAAGGCACGCGTGTATACCAATTTCACCATACTGGCATATAACTAGATAAAATTATGTATGTCTACCAACTGAGCTAATAAGCCGTATCAGAAGTCTTGGTCAGTCAACTTCTAGGAGAGCTTCCACCTTGAACGCTTCGTCTACTTCGGGCATCCCCTCACGTCTGACGCTCATCTCTCTTTGCCCTACTTCTATATTTCGTCGTTGTGATATAGGGCTCACATACGCACGGGACTCTTTAGGGTGTCCCCAAGGTTTACCAACCTATAAAATCAACCCGTTACAATTCACCATTCAATATGCTGTAACGCGTACCTCCTAAGTTGTGTAGCAATACCTTAGGCAAAAGGGTTTTTCATGGTTGCGCATGATCTCAAAGCTACGCACATTGGCACCCCTGTACGGACTCGAACCGCAATTAAAACCTTAGAAGGGTATTGTACTATCCCTTATACGACAGGGGCATATAAAACAAGACACTAAATTCTTTGAAACCAAAATTCAAATATAAATTGTTATTGCTGCTAGTGTCTTTAATTGGTTGCGGGAGCCAGATTCGAACTGGCGTCTCAAGGGTTATGAGCCCTGCCTGGAACCGCTCCATGTATCCCGCAATATAGTGGTCACGCCTACGGGACTCGAACCCATATTACGTGCGTGAAAGGCACGTGACCTTACCAGTTAGTCGAAGGCGCGATTTGGCGGGGGATAAAGGAATTGAACCTCTATAGGTCGGTTAACAGCCGACTGCCTGAACCATTAGGCTAATCCCCCATATGGACGGGTGTAAGGGAATTGAACCCTCATCTTCTGATTGGAAGTCAGAAATAATAACCATTATACCAACACCCGATATAGAGGACATATATTGTCCCCTGGCTCTGCCCATAGTGTTTATAGTGCTATCGGGGTAGAGGAGCCATACAGCTACACTTTGCTCAACAAATGCTGCATTGTATTTGCTATTCCGCTCTTTTCCGGATGTCACTCCATCTACGTTACTGTTGAGGAGACCAACAGTGGAAGTCAACATTTCCTTCCACGAAGACCGTGCTACATTTCGTAGGGTCTCTTAGTCATCTGTCGTTTTGACCAAACGCTTCTCTTCGTGGCAGAAGAACCACGCCCTTACATTGGATTCGAACCAATATCCTCCGCTGACGCTGTCAGTCGGTGTTCTCCCGTTGAACTACTAAGGGATATAGCTGACGGAGAAGGCCTCTAGAAGACCCGTGTGCTTAGTGCTCCATCTGTTCACATGTATCACACTTTGTTATTCAAATGAAAGTTCTACCATTTGAATTTAGGCACATATTTATTTGTATACCGCACCAAACTTCTGTATAGCAGAAGTGACTCGTCAGTCGGAACTATTGCCACCCGTGCGGATAATGGAGCTCCCAGTCCGAATCGAACGGACATCTAAGCATTACAAGTGCCTTGTAATAACCTCTATACTATGGGAGCATATTCTATTTATGTTAGACTTGCCGATAGAATATCGAGAACTTTAGAGTTTTTTCTATCCGCTAGTAAACTTATATACAATGTTTCATACAGATCTTGAAACGAATCTTCAATCATGTGCTCTACGTCACTACCACAAAGAAAAAACCAATTTAAAAGATTGTCGGAACTGATCTGTTTCTTGTTCTGCTGTAAAACAATAAATTTAACGTTGTCCCAAAAGGCTTGCATCTCTGTACAATGATGTTGGAAGCTATTGCTGTTTACGCCTTCGTGAACACATTTATGAAAATGCTCGATGAATTGTTTCCCTTGGTTACAACAACGGTCAATTGCATCCGACCTGTTTAACGCCATTTCATTTAAGTGAGTTATATTCATTGTTTTCCCCTCTTTGTATGGCAGGGGTGGTTGGATTTGAACCAACGTATGCAGGAGTCAAAGTCCTGTGCCTTGGGCCACTTGGCGACACCCCTATATCCGAGGGCCTTTTAAAGTGTTGCCCAGCACTTCATTAGAAGGTCTGAAGTTTATCCCCTGTGTGAATTTTAGTAATACGCATAGGCAATACTTCCCTTCACTATTTCATATAACACGACAAATTATATATTTTCCCAATAAAATATTCAACTTGTTGCTGTTATTGTCGTATTTCTTGTTAAGCGTGAAAATAATTCAGCATCGAAGAATTATACTTCGGAATGCTTGCCTGCTTCTTCTTACAGGGCTTACCAGCTCCTTGCTTGGCCTTCTGCTTGGGTACAGGAGCCGAATAATTCGGATTGGCACTACAATACTTATTCTTGCATTTGTTGTTTCTAACTCCGCAAGTTGCATAACAGTCATTATACATAACAGTCTTCAATCTCCTCCAGATCATCTTTAGCAGAGAGATAATCGAACACTGACTGCGCTCGATAGTTAAGCATCTTGTTGTAGAACATATGAGCTTCGTAAAGCGCTTTCTTTGCTTCCTTCACCTTACGAGCAGCTCGTGCCTGTCGCTTATCTGCAACCTTCAGATTGCATCGATATACTGCAAGCTGAATTCCCTTGTCCATATCGAATTCATCGTTGGGGTGGCAACGCGCTACACCGCGTACCGTCTTTCCTGCGTAAGTACTTGTCGCTACGACAACCTTTGCGTCGGAGTCAACATGTACTCGACAATGACCATAAATCATGGGAACCTGGACTTCGTTCATTTGTAAATACCTCTTTCTGTTATTTCCTTATACTTTTAACAAGTATAATATTTAGCACTAAAACTTTTACTAAAATTATTTAGTAATCAGAATCTTCTTCCTTTTCGCTGTTGTTGGCATAAGGACAAATAGAACAATTACCACTGCAATAGGCACCAAACAGATCCGCCGGGCACTCAAAGTCTTCGTAATACATTTTCTTTTCTCCTTATCGTCTGTTATTTTTTATGTTATCATTATAAGTGATAACACGATGTAAATCAACTTCGTCTCTTGAGAAGAAAATTCTTTCTTTTCAATGTTCAATGTTTACATTCTTCATTATATTATGAATAATCCTGTAAATCAACTAATACGTTTTGCATACTGATTTGACGATGCAAGTTGGACTCCTAACACATCATCAAACCTCGAACCCTTATGTGGGACAAATCTTCCAAACTTCACAATTATGTTCTTAAACTGTGACAATTCGTCTATGTGCGACTTTACCTCTTCTTCTGTATACCCTGTATATACAATTACTGTGTCGTCTGTTTTTTGTCGAAGCTCTGATATCAGGCTTAGAAGCTCCTCGTATGAGTCAAACGGCTCTAATCCTCCACAGACTACTGTAGAAGTGATTGGATTTGATAAGTATCTTTCAACAACTTCTTCTACTGGAATTGTAATATTAGGGGATTTGGAAAGGCTGTTGTTTTGACAGCAAACCTCTCCGCACTCCTGCTCACACTTAAACGTACATGTTGGAAAGATTACAAACATACAAGGATCTTTGTACTGACAAAAATCTTCGTCTTTAATTCCTTTTAACAACATGTTAAGAATCCATCATTCCTTCACAGTTTAAAACATTGTACCATTTTCTCATGTCGCTCTCTTTCTTACGAATGTTCTGGTAACTAGATTTTGGTGTATAAAATCCCACTACACGTTGAAACTTTTCTGCAATCACTTTACTGCCACAAACAGGGCAAGTATCTCCGCCGACATAAGAATGGCTGTTTTCACAAACATTTATTGTTGTAGTAAACGCAAAATAGATAACGCCCTTAGCAGCCACATAGTTTAACATGTCCCAAGCGGCCTTTTCACTAGGAAATCTATTTTCAATGTTAATATGAGCAATACATCCGCCGCCGCACTTCATATCAAACAGGTTTCCCAAACGACACTTTTCTTTAAGCGTGCAAGGCTCATACAGAGGTATCCACTGGTTAGCGTATATAAAGTATTTGTCGTTATCAAACAATAGATTGTCCGCCTTGCACATAACTCCTGCAGCGTTTTCTGCGGGGACAAATTCTAGGTTGAACGTAAAGTCACATTCAAAACTGTCTTTAACTTCATTTATAGTATCTAGAATCTGTGTTGCAAATCGGATACCGTCATCAGAGTATGATTTATTACCAAACTCGTCTGTGTCAATATATCCGAACATATCCATAACTTCATACAGGCCAATTCCGCCAATAGTGCTGAATTGCTTTGACAGTTCAACTGCACCATCCTGGAAGTTTGGAAGCAAACCCTTTTCAATATTTCGTTGAAGAATATGCCGCATACTAGTTAGAGCCTTACAGTCTAGTAAGACACGTTCACGAAGAATGTCGAGATACTTCTTTTCTTTGCAATTGGATTCATATGCAATTCGTACAAGGTTTATAGTACTTACACGGCAAGAACCAGTGCTCAAAGCTGTTCCCCCTACGCTATTCACGAAAACATCTAGCTTTGACGTGTCAGACAGAAGACGACAACAGTTACTTAGGGTCGAAACATTATCACTAACAAAGAAGTTAGAATCACTCCATAAGATGTTATGATTACTGCACCATCTGGCAAAGTCGTTATCGACAAAAAGATCCCAGTTTTTTGTTTTAATCATCTCGTCCAACTTTTCCTGCGGAATATCTTTCTTCCGAAGAAGGGAATAGGTAAGGACGGGGAATGTAAACATAGAAGTGTGTCGAGTCTCACTTACAACTTCCATAAATACTTTTTGAACGTTGATAAAATCTTCAATGTGCTCAATAGCAAGTGTTCCGTCCGGGAAGATGATACCACCAAACAAATTCTCAAGGTACGGACGGTCAAAGATAGAAACATTTGTAAATGCACATTGGTTTATTCTAAGGAAAGGCTGGTTCAATCTATAGATAAACTTCTGAAAATTCTGACGTAAATATGTGTCAGGATCCTTTAAGTAGTAATCATTTTCACAGTCCTTCTCCCAGAAATACCATGCCCAGATAAGAACATTGGGAAGGCCTACAGCACCGGACTGTCGATTAGAAAGAAAACTAATGAACTCGATTACATCATCAAAGTATGTTGTTAGATGTTTTGGAGGCTGATTGTTGTAGCCTGACAAGAAGAAAAGACCTTCTCTAGCGAGTCTACTAAGGTCTACAGCATAGCAATACGGAAAATAGCTTGCAGTAGTTGCATCGTTCAAATAGAACCCTTTACTAAACTCCTGCTCAAGCCACTGACGAGCTGCTTTAATTCCCCAACGCTTCTTGATTTCATAGAATATCTTGTTAAGAGCAAACAGCTTATCCGTACTCTTTCCCTTTTCTGTAATAAAGCTACGAATATCTCTTCTATTAGCATTAGCGTTTGGGTCAATACTTACGTCCGCAAGAGTGTTGTTAGAAACAAAATGGTCTAGAAATTCCGAGTTGTCTAACTGACTGGGGTGGATACCATTTATGAACTCAAAGTCCTCTCCGTACTTTACTTTAAGATTTTCTAGACATCTTTCAAAGTCTTTATTTAATTTAAGAGTGATTTCCATATGTATACTTACTGCCCTTTCACAAATGTAACTGCTTCTGTAAATCCAAAAACTTGTCCGTTTACTTCAAGTTTCGGGCATTCTGTAAACCCTTTTTGCTTCATCAGTTCCATGTCTCGTACTGTAGTATAAGAAAGCTGTTTCTTTTTTAACAGATTTTCTAGCACCTTGCATTTTGGGCAATCAATTGTGTATAGTGTAATCATAAATTCAACCTTTTTCTTCATATTTAGAAACATATTCTAGAAGTTGTGCTGAGTTGTATAGTTCTCCGTCAATCACTGCAAAAGGAAAAACATTTACATGATACTTATTGGCAGCGACCCGTACCTTAGCTTCATCGTCGATGAGCTGATAAGGGACACCTTTGGACTCCATATACCATGCAAATGTTTCGCAGGTTCCGCAGTGAGTACTGTAGTACTCAATCATTTAAATACCTCATGATAGTAAATCCAGTAGTTTTTGATAACTCTGAATAATGATATATACAGAATCCCAGTTATCTGCCCTAACAAGATCTCTACTTGATTCATCAAAGTCTGTGTTGTGAGGTGCATTGAACAAGATTCCAAAATAACTGCCGTTAACAAAATTTTCTGGGTTGTCATCAACTAGTATGTCGCCCTTAATCAGATACTTGTGGGATGTTACAATAACTTGATCCCAGGAAAGGAAGGGAAGATACTTAAATAAGCATCTCTCTACCTTTGGTACAATGGTGGTATACCAAGACGAAGTAACAATAAATACTTCATTGCCTTGCTCCATTAGTTCTTGAATACGAGCTGCAGCACCCTCCTTAACGGTAACAGTATCCCACAAAGATTCTTCGTTAAGAACTTCATAAATCTGTTTCTCTGTTAACGTTGGAAATGAGAGTTGCATATCCCAGTTTCTTATGTCAAACCAATTTACTTCTGTTCCGTACTTCTTATTAAGTAAATGAACCCATGCCTCGCATAAATTTTCAATCGTGTCATCCATGTCAATTAAAATTCTCAAAGCCAACCTCCTTATTCAGAAGATGTGTATAATATTATACAATAACGTTATTCCACGAAATCGTCCTGATGCTTGAGCAAGAATTTCCGGCTGACATTCTTGAAAGAAAGGTCACATGTAGGATCTCGAAGAACAAACCCTTCACGAATAACAGCAGGGTTGACAGCAGACTTTCCGTCCGCCATGACTTTGAATTCCTCCATGTCTTCAGGCATCTTGAATTCAGTATCCAGAATAGGCACCCACTTCATTCCCCAAGACTCAACAATGTGCTTTCCGTCACGAGAATCAATTCTGCCACAATCCGAACGAATAAAGTTGAAAACATACAGCTCATCTTCGGTCAGTTTCAGAGGATTGCCCTGAACATTTCCTACAGACTCACCTTGGATACAAACATACTTCAGTTCAGGATTGTTAACTAGGTACTCCTTCAGATGCTTTTCAATATCATACTTCTTTGCCATCTCCCAGTAGATATTATACTTGTGATAACAATCCTGCTCGTCATTCAGCTGTCTAACGTTACGGGACGTAACATAGAATTCAAACTTGTCACGACCACGAAGACGTTCAAGAATGTACGTACTTGAAGTACCATCAAGTTTTTCCGTGACAATAAGAGGACGGGGATACCCAAGAAGATGAGGAAGATTCTCAATACGAGTTTCGTCCGTTTTGTGAACAAAATCAAACTTTGTCGGAAATCCCTTCGGCGTATCCTTCTTCTTTCCAAAGAATACAAAAAGAATTTTTCTGCCCCACTTATGCTTCAAGATCCACTTGAAGAAAGGCTTCTTAAAAAGCTGCTTCTTACGGTCACACATTGAACGATATTTCGCCTCGTTGGAAGGTTTGTCAGCTTTTCTAGCGTTATCTTCTTCCACATAGTACTTAATACCGAGTTCCTGTGTAACGTCCTGCCCTTCTTCATATGATGCATCAGGAAGAATTGAAAGGGGCATAATAAGTCCTTGTGAGTACTGACCTCTAAGTCGAATTGTACGAACACGGAACTTACGGTCTCTCAGAAATTCAAACTCAGGGCGTTCAGGGACTTTACTGTCAATTTCAATATAGACTACCTTGTCGCCGATATTGAAACCATCTTTCTTTGCAATTACAACCTTCCACCCTAAAACAGTTGCAACCTCAATGTTGTCTGCTCCTTCAATAGGCTGAATATTAACAATCTTTTCAACGTGAGCAAGAGCCCTCTGTGCCATTAGTAATTACCTCCTATATCAAATAAGTTTTTTCTGTGTGTATCGTGTAGTAATTTTCTGCCACGTTGGAAGAACGGAAATATGTGTAATATTTGAATCTTTAGTTGGAGAACATGTCTCAAGTGTAATCTTCTCTTCGGGTCCTTGAAAAACGGAAATGCTATCTTTCAACACTGTTTGAAGATACTCTTCATGAGCATTGGCCTTTTCTTTATACTTATGTTGTTTGGTAAAACAATTCTCACACAAAGGAAGTATCCAACCGTTGTACGTCATGTGAGAAAACGGATAAGGAACTCCACAGGAGATACAAACAAAAGAGCTAAGATACTCATACGACATGAGTACATCACGTATCTGTCGAGTTTCGTAAGTAGTATATATGCAGAGCCGTCCCCACTTTTCTTTGATTTCGGTAATACAAAAATCCTCTGGAACTCCGTCGGGAAAACTGTCTACAATAGCTTTATCTAAATCCTCAAACAAAAGATCCCCAAATGCTTCCAGCCAGCCAGACGGTATAATGTCTGCCCACGTTATCGTGTCGTCCGTTACTTCAAGAGATTTGTCTCCAATACAGAGCCACGGATAACGTTCTACAAGTTCTTTATTTGTCATGTTCGCTATCCTCATCTGAAACAGGACCGTTGATATCCGGAGATGCATCAGAAACGTGTTCTACCGAACCAGCTACAGGAGGGGCTGGCGGATTAGTACTTGTAGCGTTAGCACCACCCTCCACAACACTGTAACGAGGAATATTGGAAATTACATTATTAACGTAACCTACATACAGGTAGTTAAGAGCATTCAGATAATTAACAACTTGGTTCTGGTTTTCGCTATTCCATACCCGGTTCATAGTGTTGAGCAGCCCTCTGACGTTTCCGCTCTCGTCTTTAATGCTTTGAGAAAGAAAATCTGCAAAAGAATAATTCTGGTCAATGTACTGCTCAATGCTTTCGTCATTGTAGTAAACATTATCAACTTTGTATATGGTCATTGCTAAACTCCTTTATGATAAACTAGTTTACTCTAATTATAATATATGACTATACTAAATTCAACTAGTAATAGGTTGTAAGAATTTTAAAATATAGGTAGTAAGTTCTTTACTCAGTTAACAGCAAGTTCTTTACTAAGTAAAGACCAAG